CTACAGACCAGCCCTCTTCAGATCACTGAAATAGCGCTCCACGTGATCCGGCATTGCGCGGTACGGAACGTTGTCGCGGCACGAGAACTGGGTGCCCTTCACCAGGCGCTCGATGTTGCCACGTGCGCCCGTGCCACGGCTGACACTTGCCTGGATGCCGATCACGTTGTTCGCACTAACGGTACGCCGCACGCTGTCGAGAGCGCCTTGCGCTGTACGCGCTGCGATACGAATCTTATTCTCAGCACCATTGTCCTGACGCTGAGTGACAGTCAGGCTGATAGTCATCGTGCTCTTGTTTTCCAGACATTGCTTAATGAATGACCGCGTCCAGACAGGAACACGGTCATTGGGATCAACACCCTCGCTCTCCAAGCCCTCCGAGCCGTTGAGGGTGTTGTCGTTGCTGCGCGCAGTGTGGAACCCGCGCTTGAGATCCGCGTCGTGCGCTTCCTGCCGCAAATAGGCGATCTCGGTCTGGAGGGCGTCGATTGTCTGCTGACTGATGATCTTGATATTCTCCAGTTCCTTCTCCGCCTCATCGCAGCGCTGCGCGAGCGAATTATTGCCCCTATTCAGGGCATCAATATCATTCTGCAAACCGGCGATGATCTCCTGCAAGTTTGAAATAGTGGTGCGTGTCATTGGATACCTCCTCATTAATGAATCCGATGATAACGGATAGCGTTGATGAGCACGCGCCCATCAACTGGATTGAAATCTCGACAGTAGATGCGCCAGCGGTTGCGCCCCCGGCGAAACGCGTCCAGCGGGTTGCTGTATCCGACAGAACAGAAATACGGGCCAATTTTGCTCTCGTGCCAGGGTAGATACATTGCTGAATGCCCGTAGTACAAAAGCTTATACTCCTCTTTCGGGAGATGCGGATTGTATATATCCTCGACGGTTAGAAGGAGATGACCATGGTCATCTGGCGCGCGTAGCTGCCCGTCATCGCCAAATGGCCCCTCGCACTCCAGTACTAGCACATCTGCGTATGTCTCGGGCAGTATGTGAATCGGGTCGTAACTACGATACATTGAATCCCCCTCTGGGATTTTTGAATCTTGTGGACCAGTTTCAGTGCCAGTTTTCTGGCCCAGAGAATGGGGGCCTTTCGGCCCCCGATTCTGTGAATGTGTGTGTGCTACTTTTCGCTGTGGAACGCACGCGCAAGCTCGTCAATGATGCGAAGCTGGACCAGGATGTTGTGGACTCCGCCCCGCTTGGCCTCATTCCACGGGTGCTGCGGGATGTTCTTGCCGTCGTTCTCGACCTGTACAAGATAGGCGGCATACACACTGACCGGACTGCCTTCCACGAGCGCCTGATCGGCGGCGTTGAGTGTGGTCCAAGCTGGATCTCCCGCGTTCCAGGGCTTGGCAACAACGCGGCCACGACTGGAATCCCACGCGGCTGGAACCCACCGGGAAGGTCCGGCCCACTCCAGATACACCGTAACAGCCTGGTCCGGGTTCTCGCGCGGGGTGTAACGCCGCGTGACGAAGAGCCTATCGATGCCAAGAGTGTGCTTGGCCCACGCGATGGTCTGATCGTACGTGGCGTAGCGCGTATCCTCCCGCGTGGCGCCGCCGTTGCTGGAAGCTGCACCGTTACCATTGCTGTTGCGCGGCGCCTGCGGCTTGTGCGGCTGCTGCTGAACCGATTGAATGGCGTTTTGCGACAGCACCATCTGCCCGTCGCCATCGATAGCCACACGTTGCTCGGCGGGCTGCGCCGCGTTGAACTCCTCGATCATCTCATCCACAACCCGCCGGAGCGAGCGTGACATCGAGTCAAGCTCGCGCCACACCGCCAGAGCGCGGTAGCGGCGATGATCCGCGCTGTAGGACTCCACGGCGCCAGTCGTAAGGGTGCGCTGGGCCATCTCGGCAAGCAACTGAGCTTGCTCAACAGGGGACGCGGGCCATCGCCCCTCCTTGATCATCACCTGCATCTCCTCGATGGGGGAGAGTGTCGGAACCGACACGGGCATCGGCAGGTGGGCGACGAGATACTCACGCTCGACGGCCTGCCCATTGTCGGACTGGGCGATCTTGCGAATCTCCAGACGCGGTGGCTCGCCATTCGTCGGTGTGGACTGCTCCAGAGGATTCGGTGTGGGCTGGACAGCGGGCGGCTGTGTGTCGGCCCCTGCGGGCTGTCCGGCGGGCTGCCCATCAATCTGCCCATTGGCGGGCGCGCCTGGTTGCTGCTCATTGGGTTGCTGACCGCCGGGGGGCTGATCAGCGGGGGGCGCATCAACCGTGCCGGGGGCGGGCACATTCTCGTCGTTGCCCGGCTGGGCAGTGGTAGCGGCGGTACGGGGTGCCATTGTAGTACTCCTTGTGTGGGTTGCGCGCGATACAAGTGTATCGGCAATGGGCTGCAATTCGTACGTGCAGTGTACTTAGTGTACAAGTAGGTACAGGCTTGCAGCGGGCACTATGAACGCCGTGTGAGCTATGGACGTGAGCTATGGACGTGCGAAGGGCGCCCGGTGTGTCGGCGGGCTGATCTTATCGACAAGCTCCGCTGTGGTAAACATTGCGGCGGTCACGATGGGCTTAGAAATGGCGGTGTAAAAACCCATACCCAGAGCGAAGCCGACGATGCTGGCGGGTGCCGCTGCCATACCTGCGGCGATGAGCGCACCTGATGCGGCGGTGGCAACGATACGGGCGCCTTTGACGCTGACAGCAATCCCTACCACGCCTGATGTGACAACGATGGCAAACTTCGCTGCGTCAACCATCGCGGTTTTGTTGAGTTTGTCAAACTTGAACATTGGAATCCTCCTTATATGGACTTGTATCGGACCCCGTATGCAGGTAGCGATGCGGGTAGTGATGTGTGCCGGGGTGTGTGGTATGCGCTGGCTTCCTTGTGCTGGCCGGTGGTCTGGCTAATCTTCGGGTTGCCCGGTGTGCTGAACGCTGTGCTGAACGCTGTGCCCGACACACCGAGTATAGACTAGTTGTTCTCGCCATCCGGGCGGAAGAGGATACTGCCGGTGAAGGGCACCCAGGGACCCTGCCCAAGCTTCTGAGTAATCGCGCGGGAGATGGCGTCCTGCGGCACTGGATCGGGATTTATGACAACACCAGGCGCGTTGTTCGTATCGGGCGGGGGGTTGACAGTGTTGTCATCCCACTGACCATAGTAGTCATCAAACTCTGCGCAGTCGTGCAGGTAGTCATCGAGCGTGTACTGTGGTTCAATCTCATCCGCACCGCCGGGCTTGTCATTGGGCTGGGCGTCGGGCGAGGCAGTATCGTGTTCAGTACGATCGGTGTGGTACGTATCAGTCTGTGATGTCTTATCCAGCGGGTGTAGATCGTCGTGCTGCTCACAGAGAGCGATTAGGTTGTCCAGGAAGGTTCCTAATGGTTCAGATACGTCTTGTGGACCGCCTTTGGTCTGCGTGTCGTGCTTGGAAATTTCATCGATGAACGCCTGCGCGTAGCCATCGTAGTGTTCCCAATGGGAACGCAACGCCGTGAATGCCCAGTTGATGTCGTCCGAGAGATTCCCTTCTAGCCACTCCTTGACTTGCGGGCCAATGTCCGGCCTATAGTCAACGCCTTTTGCGTCAGTCCGACAACGTGAGGCAATGACATCTAAGGAGTAGTTCACGTCGTAGATCGCACGGGCCAGCCCGGCCTGCGTGTTCATAAAGGGTAGGGTGCCATCCATAAGGACACGGTACAAGATGCCCGGCTCGTGCGGGGTGCGGTCCAATTGTTCCCACTGACGCTGAAGGTACTCCAGTGCGTAGCCGACTTGATCCATCGTCCAGGAAACTTCAGTCCAATCCGGGGAGGGCGAGGCCAGCGTGGGTGAGTTGAGCAAGGTCTCAAGCCGGGCCAGCGGGTGTGTGTACTGATCAAGGGCGGCTGCTGCGTTCTTGGCCAGGAACGCGACTAAGTCACTGGCCGGGGCGGGGATGTCAAGAAACGGTGCAAGCAAGGTGTCGGCCAGGGTGGGCTGGTACACTTGCTGGTGTGCCCATTCGCTGTCTATGGCATACGCGGCTTCGTCTGTGTAGTGTGCGAGATGCCCTGTGTAGACGATCAAGACATCCAGACATCCTTCAATGAAACGAATATGATCCGCTTGACGCTGTGCGTTTAGCTCGTCTACCATTGCGGGATCGTCGTAGTCATCCTGAGTCCACACCGGGTATATGGACTCAAATTCGTGATTGTGTACGGCTTCTTCCAGCTGGGTAACAGCGTACGCAACATCGTCGCGCAAGGCCGCAGCGTAAGCGTCGTCACCTGTGCGCCTGAGAAGGTTGCGTGCGAAAGCCCCTGGCACGTGCGGGGTGAATAGCGATGACATAACTACTCCTTAATGTGAGAAGCGTATACGGAATGGGCCAGATTTAGCCACCAGGAGATCTTGAGGGCTAGGCTCCGGCGGGCACTCAACCCAGCCCGGGCGAGGATACCCGGCTAGGCGGTAAAACTGCACGCGGGGATACGCGCAGCAAGGAGTAATCCGCTTTCGTTATTCGATTGTTAAAGTGCTCATCACGTATGCGCTAATGCGCAGGTCCAGTGGACTCGGCGGGCGCCGTAGCTTTGGTCGTCACTGGCGTGGGTGCCAGTTCGGTGCCGGTGTGCGCAGGCGGGGCTGCCTGCACCCATATAATACCACGGATGTGCAAGATTACAAGTACCCATTTTGCTCAGACGGGGTGGTTAAAAAAGGGTATAGGTCGCATACAAATAGTGGGTGTTGTGGTACTCATATCCTAGAAAAATAAACAAAACAAAAAAAAGAAATATATATATATATTACTCACTCATAATATACTCACGCTATATATGACTTATAGTATAACAGGGAAATATAGATGGGGGGAAATATAGATAGAAAATTACAAACAATAACGCGGTGATACAGTAGGAAAAAAAAATACCCCCCTTCCTTGTTTAAGGGAAGGGGGATACAAAGGGGGATACATTTGATAATTATAGTTTGATTATAATCTAGTTCTTATCTAGTTCTTGTCAGGCATAATTGTTGCAGCCTGTGATGCAATGTATGGTGAAGCGTGTGGTGTAATTTGGGCATTACGTAATAACAATGCGTCTACCTTTTGTTCTAAATCCTCTAATCTATCACCAAGCCGCGCTACAGCATCGCGCAAGAGTAAACTTACTTCTGTCTGTTGTAAAAACGCGGTAAGTAATTTTGTACTTTGTTCTTGATTAACACTCTGCAGCTTTTCTATTTGTAGAATAAAATAATCACGTTGTTCAGTATAGCGCGCGAGCATTTGTTTTTCAGCCTCTATATGCGCTTGCTGATTTATCTCAATCTGCTTCTGAATAAATGGCATGACTTGTGTGCGTAGTAATAATCCCATGCCGCCGATTGTTCCCGCCAATCCCCCAATAATCCAAAGGAATAACCCCGTATTACTTGTATCCGTTGGTATTACTTGCTGTTCGATGAATATCAATGGGCCAATGGTAGGAATGATACCTGGAACAATAAGCGATGATACTGACATTAAAGTAGATATCAAATCAGTAAATGTAATAGAAAACATATGATTCCTCTATAATATGAAACCTTATTAAACCTTTTCTAGGAGTAAACTATGAATAAAGCCTTCATCTGTTGCGTAATGTGACCAAATATTACTCCCTTCCCAATAATCACCATAAACAGTCGAAGAATCAATACCAATAATTTCTCCCACAGGTAATGTGCGGACAATGTTATCACCAAAATGTGGAGATGTACGCACCCGCGCTGGACCACGAATTACTTTGTAATATTCAATTTTTCCATATTTTGTATATCCTGTATATCCTGTATTGTTGTTTTGTGATAGCATTTCACTACGCCAGGAGTAGAATCGTGTATCATCCCAGCCATCAGGATCGGTTTTGCGCCCCTTAGGAACCGCTTGTGCGCGGTGTGTGTCAATTTTCTTAATATCAGGATATCGCGCTAGAATAGATCGCACTAATTCTGTTACAGTTTGCACGATGGAATCTGGCATATACCCATTAGCCGGTGACCAATGTATTTCAATGCCTATGGACCATGTATTTTCATAATCATTATCTACACAGTCACCGCTATGCCACGCAACAAGGTTATCCGGTACAATAACTGCTATTTGTCCCGCGCGTCCAACGATATAATTCGCACTTACTAAATGATCCTTGAAAAGGAATGCGGCCTCTTGTTCAAATGTTGTATTGGGATGTGGATTATTTGTAGTGTGAATCAAAATACTTCGCGGTTTTCCTGGTCTACGACCCAGATTTGTATTTCCCCAGCCAATGGGTAATTCTCCCAATGTTGCTGGAAAACGAATAGTTTTATTGTATGTCGATGTATCAATATTCATAATACATCCTTTCTTATTGTATAACTATAAATACTTGAATCTGAACCAGTCGCAAATAAGCTCCGCGTCCAATCCAGTATTTACATTGTTGATAAATAAACCAACATATCCTGGTGTAAAGAATGTCCATGTCTCAGTATGTATAAGTTGCCAATATAACCCGTCTAACGAATAATGTATCCAAATAACACCGGATTCTAAGCGCAGTTTCATATACAATGTTGGCATAACAAAACCCTGTAAACCAGCAGCAGGTGCTCCTGAGTTAAACGATGTTGGTGAATTATATTTTAAGAAGTTACAAAGACCGCCCGCTGCGTTTCTTGCAAGCGATAGCAGTGCAATTTTGTTACCACTGGCTTCTCTAATTCCCAATCCACCAAGTAGATAGTCAGCATAACGTCCAAGGACAGATACTTTCGCGGTTACTTCAAAATCCGCACCTGTCATAGTTTGGTAAATACCGGAAATAAAGTCACCCTGACCCGGCTCGTCTCGATGTTTCGCATAATATGCACCTGCATGAGTCGTACTCACGTCGTTAGTAACAATATTACTAGAATTAAGTACTGTCCATTTAGAGTTTAACGCACCAGGAATTTCAAATTCATCTGTTAAAACGCTTTCAGGCGGTGGTATAGAATCCGCGTTGCTCCAGCTCGGCAAACCACTGTATACACTGAGAAATTGTCCATCATCACCTATCGGAAGCTTTGTAAGGCCATCAGGACCGCGATAGATAATGTCTCCAACGTTTACTGTTGGATCACTAAATTCACCACTTCCTGCCGCAGCGGACAGTACACCAAATGGATCAATGGATAATCCATTACCAACAATAATATGTCCTAACTCCGTGGTTGAAGCAATTTTTGTTGAATGCTCAGTTAATTCTCCACTTACAATTCCGATATCATTCGTAATTATTCCACTGCTGTCAACATGAATACCTGTACCAATGCGCACATGTCCCCAACCACTAGTAGTTGCATATGTGGTTAAATGGGAAGTGTTAAGAAAATATTCAGGTGGGTATCCGGCTAAATTTCCAGCATTATTAACATATTCCACCATGCCATTAACCCAGGCATCCTGCGCTTCGCTCCAGATAAGAACTTGCTGTTCAGTTGGAGAATCAGTTTCAACAGGCCGACCGCGTAGCTGAATAGCGTTCTGGATAAGTTTATCACCCGTACTATGACCAATATATAATTCTTGTGTATCAAGCCTCCATCCCAATTCTCCAATTGCTAATGTTGGTGCATCGATAGCATTACCGCGTTTGAGCCTAATAGTAGCGCCGGGTGTTGTGAAAAACCCTCCATCAATATCGCCGGATGCGACAGCTACTACATCTGGAGTACCATATTGCCACTCTCCATCTCGGAAAATAATAACCTGTCCTTCAAGAATATCTTCAGCAAACAATTTAGAAAGCGTTACTACACCATCTTTAATAGTAAGATAACCGCTTCCTTCAACCTCACCAATGTGTGTCGCGTTACTAACTTTTGCCGTGTTTGCCACAACATCTGGAACATTAGAAACAGCAGCATCAAAATCTAGAATTTGCGATGACAAATGTGTATGTGTAACATTAGCTTTCATTGATAGAAAGCCACTGATCTCTGCTTTTGTGAAATAGCGATCGTCAAAATTTAAAGCTGCAATATGATCATACACCGCGTCGGATGATGGAGCTTTTGTTGTTAATCCATCGGTGATTGTCTGCACGATGAAATCTTCAGCTTGTGCAGCGGTTAGCACAACACGTCCTTGTCCTGAAGCTGTGGCGGTAATACCAGCACCCAGGGCTAATATTTCAGTATGTGCGTTTATAACAGTACCATCAATTGTTTCAACAAAAATTGCTGGCAATAAACGTGCTATTGAATCACCACTTGCTTGAACCCTGCCACGATATAGATTCAACACCTTGATATTAGTCAGCTCTGTTTCATTTTGAGAATCGGTGACGGTAATTCCCTTAAATGAAATAACGCCGCTTTCTGTTACATCAATACCATCGCCAATTATAACATGTCCAAGTATTTCATCAGTTGCAACAACAGCAGCATGTTCATTTAAATCTGACGCGGTAGTGGTTGTAATTCTTACATGCCCAGCTCCAATAATTGATACATCAAAACCACTAGCAAAATCAATGGTATGTGCATATTGCGAGATCTCATTCCCATCTCGGTCAAATATTGATAATCCTGGAGATATTGTCGCTAATCCTGATACTTCAGTAACTAAACTATGTAAAAACTTCAACGTTTTTACACTGCTATACACTGTATTATCTTCATCAATAACAGTAACACCATCTATACCACTAAAACTAGTCCACACTGGTGTCGCGTTGATGACGGATAGATAATATCCTTCAGGTCCAACTGGTAAACGTGTGATTTCTCCGCTATAATTATATAGTAAATCACCGTGCGCAATAGTTACATCTTGTATTCCACTAACTGATATGGCATTCAATGTTCCATCTGGATCAATAGTTAAATATTGACCAACTTTTATATGACCAAGTGTTGTTGGCGATGCAATTAATGAGCTATGTATATTTAAACTGTCTATACGATCAGCAATTTCTTGATCCAACGCTATTTGTGTTGCTGCACCGATACCTGATGGATCAATAGGATCAGTGCCGCCACTATAATGTGTGCTTGCGTGGATAACAAGAACTCCGCTACCAACTTCTGGATAACCAACTATCCAGTTTCCACTGTGGTATAAAATTACTTGTCCTTCTAAAGCACCACTATCTGCAATTTTGTCCAATGTTACCGCGTCTAATTGGATAGTAAGATATCCACTACCAGTAACATCACCTGTATGCGTGGCGTTTGTAACTTTTTCTGTGTTTGCAGCCACGGCTGGGTGTGTGGCTACGGCTGTAGTCCAGTCCGAGATATCGAAATGTGTGTGAGAATGGTTTAAATTTGCTTTTGCGCTTAATAAGGTTTGTATTTCAGTTTTTGTATAATATCTATCATCATGATTGTGAGTTCCAAATTCCGGCAATGAAATAAATGTTGTGTCACCACTTGTAGAAACGTTCATGCCGCCGAACACAAATATTTTTTGATCGTCAGCTATGTGATATGATCCTGAGTATACAGTAAGACCCCTAATAAACCCGGCATCCTCGACAATTTCAATTACATCATTGTCTCCTTTAGGAACACTGGGCGGTAATATATCTTCCCGTAAATATTTACTATATGTAACACCAGAACCATACAAGTCTTGACGCATTTTTAAAATAATAGGATCTACCACATCACGTGTGACAGACCTAGAGAGCGAAATGACTCGCGATTCTGATACCGCCATAAATTATGCTCCCTTCTTTGTATTACTTGTGGAAGTCGGCACTGCATCGGATTTATTATCAGTGGATATAGCTCCCTCATTTGATGGTTTCATTAATAATTTACCATCATTTGTTGAGATTGATTGATTAGGAAATGCTTCCTGCATTTTCTTTTGATCATCTATTGTGAAATTAAGCTCAATTTCTTGCTGTTCGCGCTCTGTTTCATAATCAGTGCCAAAAATTTCAGCAACACTATTCTTAGAAAGAGCGCCGAATTTTGCTGCCTCAATGGCGTATTGTACAAGCCCCATAATTTCTGATGATGGAATAGGTGGAAAAGATGGAATTGCAATGTTCTTAAACCCATTTAATTCTGCAAGATCCTTATATAACTTTCTTACCCAGTTAAGAAGTTGTTCGCGCGCTTCGTTTAGCGTAGCAATTGGACCAGCTGTACCACTTGCACCTCCAGAATTGCTACGAAGTGCCTCTCCTACTAGTAATGTGCGGCTAAATCCCATTGCTACAAAAATATCTGCATTCGGTTCATTATATTTTTGGTCGGAGAGAAGTGCATCCAGCGGTGGATAAATCCATTTCATATCGACTGTATGGTTTGTAATGAGACGATAGATGATTTCCTGTAATCCAGATCTTCGCTCCTCCATCTGCTGACGCAGATTATCAATAGCACCATCATCAGGCTCGACAGGAAAATCATCGTTACCAACCTTGACGTGCAAAATAGATTCAATAGCGCGGGTTGCGATAGAATAATCCATTTGCTTAATACGCCATTTATGTTTAAGTGGGGCAAGCGCGGGGGTAAGAAATGGCTGTGGGTAATCTGAATTTGTCGTTGATTTTCTCAAAACAGGATGTACATGTTCCAGGGGAATTTCTTTATCGCCGCGTTTAACCAGCGCTACATACTCAGGAAAACTGCGTTTAAATTCATTATACAAATCTGTATCTTTTGTACCATCTGGTCTTAATCCCTCATGGATGATGAAATTAGCTTCATCGGACGTGATCGTAACATATACACGACGACCAGCACCGGCGGGAAGCTTCTTCATTCTAATAGTATCCGGGTTACGAACCCATAGCGGAGTCGGTATTGAATATCTAGTTCTCCCGAGATTAGAATGAATTTTGTTACCCATAGATTTCTCTACACCGTAATCAATAATGACCAAACCGGTAATAAGATATTCCAGAGCTGCATCTTTTAACACCTGTGTAAGTGAATCTTGCAATCCTTGAAAATAATTAAATTCTTCATCAGTACATTTGCCGCGTTTATTTCTGAGTTTTGTTACACACATGTCAGCCATTCTATTAATTGTTGTTGAAGCGATAGGATCATATCGATAGAAAAACCTACACTGCCTCACTTCTGAATGGAAATCCAGAGGAAATCCAAAACTTGCTGGATCTCCATAATGTCCATCTGCATATACGCCAAATCTATTTGTTGTTTGTGTACCATTTGTTCCAGGTACAAACTGGACAAAGCTGGATGAGGCAACAGCTTTTGCCAGTTTTATTGTCGTGTTTGTCATACCCAAGTAGCTCCACTAAATAATCTAGTCTTCGGTTTCACATGCAATATCTGTGTAAGCGCGAGTGTAAATACAAGATAACTATCAAATATATGATCATCTCTTGTTTTACCTTTACCGGTCTCAGACATTACAAAATAATCATTGGTACCATTTGGCCTTTTATTATAAGCAATGCGTTCTAATTGACTTAAACCTTCGAGATCTATCTCAGAGAACAGTAGTTTTCCATTAGTGACTAATCGTCCCAATTCTTCACCCGCGTACGATTTTGCCATTGCTTGTAAAGGTTGTCCCTTTGAATCATATCCAATATCGATGTAATCACTAAATCTGACACCCCACACACGTTCATTATATTTTCTAGCTTTGGAAAATCTACCACTATTCATCAAATCTTGAGCAATTCCAACGCCGTTTCCGCCCGCGCCGAAGTCAAAACACAGATAATTAAAATTATAATGATTGTCCAACCAATCAATAATTCTCGCCTGATCAGGGAATGTAATACGTGTTAAACGATATCGGGCGAAACATCTCCAAATTCCATTATCATCTTGACCCAGTACGTGTATAAGAGTTGGATCAGTGAATCCACAGTCGGCGGCCATAATGAGTAGTCTAGATTGCTTTTTAGGTATATCGACAAGCGTTAGAGCATCTTTAAAATCGCGTCCAGCATGCTGGTCGGTCTGGTTAAAGCGTTTCGACATAAAGTGAATAGTTGATTCTGTTTGAATCTTATCACGCGGCATTACTGAGAATGCGGCTTCACCATGCTCACCAAGAACAAGATTTTGATATTCTTGTGATTCTTCTCCGCCGTAGAGTTTAAGATCTTCCTCGTGTTGCTCTTGACTGTAATATGGATTTTCTAGTGCAGGAATACGATATTTCTTAAAATCCGATGCGCGCTGATCGAGCATATATAATACACTGCCCTCTCGCACACCATTGGGAACTCCTGCAAAGCGCTGTTTCTTCCTATCTTCCCACGTATTGTATGTGGGACGCAGTTGGATAAATGCAGGCATAGGAAATATCTGCATCTCATCACCTTTGATATTTGGAATGTGCAAACCTACCATATTAGACTCGTTATTTGTACCAGCAATGCGTGTAAACATAATATAATTTTTAGACTCTGTGGACTTAAATTCAATTGTACCCTGAGATTGATTTGATTTTATAAAAAAGTGTGATAAAAATGGACTCGATAACATGGGTGGTAGAAACTCTGTCTGAATCAATGGTGTCATCTGGTTTAAATTTGGTGTTACCAGAACACTTTTCTTTGTGTCAGGAAATGCTAAATCAGGATTGACAGCTTCATACATCATAATATCAGTTAGTACAAGAGTGTTATGGACATAAAAATTATCACTGATATAATTATGGTCTTGTGCTACTGCAATACCAAATGTATGCTGCGCATATTCTTTTGAAATAGAGCGAATTAACTCGTATTTTAGATATGGACGAGTATAATCTGGGAGAACAGGAGATTTTAAACCAGTAATTTGAAGACCCGGTATGTTAAACTCTTGGAAGAAAGTATAATATGCATTATAATCCAGATTCTTGGTTTCCCATCCATCATCACACCGCACTACTGTAAACTCAACACCAAACCGAAGTAGTAATTCTTGAACATCGTATACAAAACTTCGATTTCTGTGTTTTAAACTAATAGAATCCTTCGAGATAATACCAGTTCCGGCAAACAAAGATTCTATAAAAACACGAATATTATCCAATCGTTCAGCTTTTAAAATCAATGGTAATCGTGCTGCACCCCGTCCTTTTGCAGTGCCTAATTGACAATGCTCGATCAAGTAAGAAGCATAATGTTTCAATGGCCCGCGTTTTCTTAGCATTGAACATGTTCCGTCATTATTATTTACAAATGATGCATCGAAATATTTAGCAATGGCTTTCAATTCATTAAATTGAGATTGCCCGCGATAAGAAATTGGCAATTCTGGAGATAATTTATCACGATAAATTGTATAACCAAACCATCGAAGCTCTTCCCAGCTAAATATATCCTGTTTAGAATCATGAGGAAGACTTGTTACCACCGCAATTTCATCGTCATCTTGCAAATCTTTAATCATTACATAGCCGCGCTTCGTTTGTAATGGGTGGTTAGCAGTTCCCTCAAACACATGACCAGACGCGCTAATTACTTTATACACATCCCGTAGGCCATTTTTAACAACACGGGCGCGGCGTTGTACTAGATTCATTTCTTTATCTAATGCATATACAATAAAATGTCCGTGCCATCGTTGTTGAAGAATTAAATTTCTAATACTCTGGTAACCATACGGATAGGTATATACACGCGCATCAATAGGACTGCATTTACCAATAGCACGACCACCTGTTATAACAATTTTCTCGGTTTGATCTGTTTCTAAATCTTTTTGATACCAACGAAGTTCAAAGGGTTTCGGCCATTCTTCTTTCTTCATAGAACCAAAGTTTGTACTTCTCATAAACTCACTGAAGAAAATTGGATCTTCCACGATTTCTAAAACAGCCAAGTCTTCTTCATCAAGCCTTCTAACAAGCATTATCTATCACCTCCTTTCCAAATTGTTTAATATTTTCTTGACATATAGTATAATATGCATTATCAATTTCACAACCAACGTAATTTCTATTCTGCTGAATCGCCGCGATAGCTGTTGTACCGCTTCCCATAAATGGATCGTAGATCAAATCATCAACCTTTGAAGAATTTGTAATAATTCTTTTTATTAAATCCAATGGCTTTTGATTTTGATGTATCTGCTTTTTACCCACAACGCGATCATAGAACCAGACATCTGTTTCGCGACGACCCTCTAATTTACGGCGCCCTTTATTTGCATAAATAATCATCTCATATTGTTTACCATATTGTGCAGACAGATCACCAGCGGTCCAGTTATTTTTTACCCAGATGATAATATTCTTTATTTTAAAGTATTTCTGTAGTTGGGATTTAAAAAACTCCACCTCATCAGAACGACAGAACATATATAATGCCGCGTCGTTCTTTAAAACTCGGTGGAGTTCTGGTATTAGATCTGTAAGTAATTTTGGATTGTTATCGTTTTGGATTTCATTACAAAATTTGTGATTTTTGTCCTTACGATGATTGGTTTTATAGCGTGCTAGGTACGGCGGATCTGTGACTATTAAATCAACGGATTCACTGTCCATTGATTTTGTATATGATAAACAATCAATATTAAATATTTGATTCATTTTCTAATCCTCAACAATAATAGAATCATCACTGTTGAGGATAATCTCATTTGGCAATAATTCTGCCTCTATAATAATATCATCTTTGTTATCTGATGATTCTTCCCGAATCTTATAAGTCTTTTCTTTGCGCCGCTTTATAGGTATAATTTTGGCTCGATGTTTTGTTCGCCATTTTTGCTCGTCTTCTGGTAAATCAAACAATGTATCGCGTTCTTTACGAATTTCTTTAATCATTTTCTTGCACTGGCTGCATTGAAATTCCAATTTATACGCGGTATGTTTATGTACGGGTATAAATCTTCCAACCATTACATGACAATCTGGGCAATAGATTTTTTGAATGCGCTGATCGATGTAATTTTTAGATTCATTTTTCAGCATCTTAATATATGCTTCTATATTCTCTGCTTCTGTTTTTTGTCTAGTGGCACGGTCGATTCCGAGCGTTGTTTGTAACGCACGTATCTGTGTTGTCAGCATATTGATAATATCGAAAATCTTTCTAGCACCCATAGGATCAAGTTTACCATCGTTTTTAGCATCCTCGATCATTATATCCACTTGATTTTGTAAATCTTCAATATTAATTTCAAAATTAATAATGAGATCTAAACCAGTTTTATCATTGGCGTCATTTAAGTTTTCAACATTAAACGCCTTTCTATAGCGATCCCATTTTTCAAGGAAACGCTTTTCTTTATCCGTCATTTTTCCTCCAATGAAATTAATATCCTAAAGCGCGTGAAATAGCTGGGAATTGTTCTTTGAATATTCGTTTAATTTCACGCGCTATCTCTTGATGTTCTAGTTGAGCATGTTCTTCATCTCTAATCTCAAGATAATGTATCCAACTTCGTAATGTACCATTCATATACATCCGTGTTTTGGTACACGCAGGTAAAATCATGCGCGCGCATTCTTTAGCAACTCCTGCGTTCAACAATCGTTCATATACATCCTGTGTATCTTCAAGTAATTTATGTATTAGATCTTCTGCTGTAAAATCTGGTACATGTCTACACAATGGATTAAATATTTCAGTACTGCTTTGCCTATTTTTAACAGCTTGCTTTCTTATTTGCACAGGCTCAAATTCCTCAAATTCAGCATAGCGCCCGCTGAATTTTTGAAAAGAAAAACTTCTATGTCGCAGAATTTGTTCACCAATTGCCATAGAAGTTTCTATCTCCACACACATATTTGCCATCTCAAACGGCGACCAGTGCTTGTTCTTAATGAGATAATTAATAAGTTTTGTATCTTCATTACTTTGATTATCAGGATTGCTCACTCGCGCCATATAGAGAATCATTTTTTCCGCATCTGGTGTGTTCCAGATAAGATTGATTTTCATCTATTTCCCTTTGTTTTTCTTTATATAACCTTATAGCCGTACTCTATAATTACATCCTCACCGATAAGAATACGCGATGGTCGCTTAGATGTTCTGTATCGCCGCTTCATATCATTCTTCCCAGTCTCGATATTCAAAATAAACACAATTGCGTGGAAATTCTTGTTTGCATTCAATCAAATGCCATCGTCCATTTAGCAACGGCTCTAAAAGCTCCTCAATACAAACAGATTCAACACACCAGCAATAACACTTATATAAGAAGCTTCCTAACTTTCGTGTTTCATCATTCTCTTGTATCGCGTATTGTAAATCTACACAATTGTGTTCCTGAAAATCATAAACATCGCCGCAGAATGGAGCTATCTTTTTTATCCGCATCTCATCCCACTCTTGCTGACGGGCTCCATTAATATAGCCAAAGTTTGCCACACGTTCTGTGAGAATAGCTTTTGCGCTATACCAAGGACGCGGTCTTAACAATTCATGCGACGTAGAAGGGCCAGGAAACCATATTTTCATAAATTTATTACCTCATCCCTTTTTATAATTTTAATGTTTTTATACTCTCCAAAAAATAAATTTGGGCTATGGGAATTATTACTAGAAATAACTAAACTTCCGTTACGAACATGTATTAAATCTGTTTTGGATATAATAGCTACAGAATCCAGATACACATCACTATTTAGTGCAAAATGATAATCATCATATTCGTACAATTCTTCTGCTACGTATGATTCTTTATAATGAAAAATACATACACCCACTTTATTTTTCATCTTTATTTTTCTTTCTCTGCATTATTTCTGTAATCTTCATCTTCGATTTCAACACTTGCAACATAGCTATAAAAGAGGTTGACCCAATTGCGATATGTTATGGGCTCTAGATCTTCGTTATTTGACTCTCTATACTCATTAATAAGGTCACGAAAGTGCGTTAAAAGTATTGCGGAATGATTAAGAAAAGTATTGATATCCAGTACTTCTTTTGAATCAATCAAAAGCATTAAATACCCTTTCCATATGAGTTGAAAATAGATCAACTGGTTTAAATAGTGTTTGATTTCCATTAAATAAACTTGAATCAAACCATCTAGGACCTTTTTCTGGATCATAAATATATCCAGATTCAGAGGGCCATTCGTAGGGCAATGGTAATAGAAATAATATAATATTATTTGAAATATCACCCATTATATTGGATGGTTCAATGTATGTTAACGTACGGGACATATACCACCTTCACATTCTAAATCATCGAGAACACCCGTTCCAATAAATTCATATACAGGCTTGACATTACTTATTAATTGATTATACTGTTTTTCAGTAATTTCTTCATACGGTGCTTGTTTAAATCCATGTTCCGCATGGAGCAGAAAACTTACTGCTTTGATTTTGTTTTCGTAATTTTCTTTTAACCATTGTTTAATATCTTCTAGCTCACTAAGGTGATAATAAACACTTACACTTACTGAGTTATCAGCCCAAAATGTTTGTAAATACTCTACTAAACCCAACTGTCCAATAGCAGTCATTTCACTTTTAACAACCGCGCCTTCTCCTGCCATGGAGGGGAAATCAACAACCAGTGATGTACGATCATAGCTGCCATCGATATTAATTTTATAATCTACATTATATCCAGCTTTCCTACACGCATCGGCAAGTGGGCTATTTGCCGGTATTGTTGTACGGCGAATATAGAATTTAGAATATGCTGGATGAATACCCGGTGTTGCGCCAGCAAGTAATGATACTGTGCCACTTGGCTTCACTGTCGTGAGTTTAATAGAAGTAGGATAACCCTTGTGCGCGCTCCATTCGGAATCGAAATTGCGTAATTCTTTATATGCGGGATCAAGCCAAGGTAATTTGCTGTATGATTGGCAAATACCGCTAACGCCTAAGCCGAGTCGCATATTGCGATGTACGACTTCTTCTGTTTCTTTATGAATAAATGGTAATGCTGCAATTGCTTTTTGCGTTTTATATAACAATTTGGCTATATCAACAAATTCTTCAAATGTTTGAATATTGTTAAGGAAGATTTCACATAAATTACAGCATTCGTATGACTCCAGTGTTACTTCTCCACAAGGATTAAGCCCCTCGCATTGATCATCAATATATTCACCAAGTCTTCCGTATTTTTGAGCGAGTGGAAGATTAAAAAATCCGTAAGGCTCACCATTTCCTCGATATCCATCCCAAACATCAGAACGAATATAATCATATGTGTCAGCCGCAATTGTGTTATTTGAGTTTTGTCGATATGCCGGAATATTATATAAATCCCATCTCTTTGCTTGTAGAAAAAGATGATCATCCGCGTCACCTATAGAAATTTCAGCACTACGACGGACGTTCCCCGCAACAACCACTGCACCAATGATGTTACAAAGGTCCAATACGTCAACACTGCGTAATTTCTTACCACTACGAGAATCAAGGATCGCACAAATTTTATGTATTCCTTCAACGAGGACTTCCGGGCCTGACGCAGTTCCTCCAAAACCTTTGATGCGCGAGCCCTTTGGACGTATATTGATTGTAGAATATGAATAGCTTCGTCCGTTTTTAAAGTAACTATCGAGTACGGCTCTAAGTAAAGAAACCCATCCTTCTCGTTTATCTGGAACGATAAAATTAGCATCTGTTGATTGCTCGTGGGTAATTTTAACACCTTTTCTGACTCTTGGCAATTCATGAATATGTTCCCTTCTTACTGAAAATCCTACACCGCCACCGAGCATTAGATTTTCAAAAATAAAACAGAAATCTTCTGGTTTACGAATACTTACATACCAGCAATTGAGTAAAGAATTGCCACCAAAACGATCAACAGTCGTTGTACCAAGTTGCCACAGCATGCGACCGCCGAAGGTGCCCTTTAAATTGAAAATATAATCAAATAATCGTTCAATTTCATCTTGTGTATAATCTGCACCGATTTTCTGGGCACCTTTAATACATCGCAGGATTGTTTCGTTCCATTCCTCAGTATCTATAGAAAGGTGTGCATCTTCATAGAATTCAATCTCATCAGGCGTTAGCAAATGACGATCTTGAGGATCTACCAACCGTGCATACGTGCGTTTAAATACGAAATACCCAAGGCCGTTATACCCCCAGTTAGGTTGTAATCCTTTATATTTTTCAACAAAACTAAAATCCAATGACATTTATATTAATCCTTTCTTGTTGCCCATAACATTCCAAGATTTGTATTTCCATGTCTAAAATATTCCATGATTTCAAATCCATTGTCATTTAAATAGTTAATTAAACCATCGACAGTGCAATCGCGTTGTATGTCGGGAAATAGTTTGTTTTGCAAAGCTCCCAATTCATGCCATTCCATAACAATGTTTCTCACACGTCGTATTTCCTGACTTGTATATAGAATGGGAAATTCACTGCCCTCACAATCCAACTTTAGGAGTTCTACATCTGTGCCTATCTCTTTTAAAATATCATCAAATGGTTCGACCCAAACCTCTTCACCGCGTTCGGCAAATATATTCCCACCACCGGTATTAAGTTCATCATCCTCATTAACCTTTGTGTATCCTTGATGGAACATTTTAGTTGCGTCTTTATCCGATCTCCAAATACCCCAATTATACAGCAAAACATTGTTATGGTCAATTGCCTTTTTAAGATTTAATGACGCTAATTCATAATTTTCCTTATTTGGCTCAAACGCCAATATATTACGAGAACCGCGTAGCCAGCATGCAAGTGAGAAGCTTCCTATATGGGCACCAATGTCAATAATAATATCCTGTGGTCTAAATCTAGTAGGAAGTTTATATTCATTATGTTCGACAACTGATTTATAAACATTCTCATCACATGTCCCTTTACGAACTGCTAACATTATAAATCTCCTCTATATCTCTAATCATCCATTGGATCTGTGTGAATAATTCATCACGATTGTAGACATTGTTTATAATATAATCATAATAATTTGGTGAAAATTCAAAGTGTCCATCATCACGTTTTGATCTATTTAATGGTATTCTTTGTAAAATTTGCGCCGGTCTCGCATGTATATAAACACTTATAAAATGATAATCATTACCAAACATTGATTTCATATGATCAAATGCTTTTGGGTCAATGACATAAACCGTTTTATCTCTAATATCATTTTGTAAACAACAATATCGATAATTACCAAATTCTGTTCTAGCAATTGGTATATTATGTTCAATAAGATTGTCATATTCCTCTGCAGTTAAAAATATATGACCTAACTCATCGGGTTGTCGTTTTGGTCTATCGGTGTAAGATTGAATAATATAATAATCAAAATAAGCCGCTATCATTGACGCTGCAAGACTTTTACCACTACCGGATGGTCCCATTAAACAAATAACAATGGGTTTTAAAACGCGATCTGTCATATAATTTCAATATCTAATTCCCTACTGAGAAAATAAACCAAAGCCGCGTTGAATTCATCGCCATATACTTCTAGAATATCTAGAACCAGATTAACAATATGTGTTAATTCTAGATTATCTGCTTCCAGCATAAGATACTGTACTGCTTTAAATCCAGTAAGTATTTCTACCATTCTATTTACCTCTCAAATTATAATATTTAATCACGCGTTGAACAGTTTGAAATTTAGCAGTTTGACCGCGCGCTTTTAAGTAGTTTGCAATTGCTCGTAAAGAAGCTCTCGGTTTTTTTTCCAAAAACGATGAAATCAAATCTCGTAATTCTTCGTAATTATAACGAGTTTTAAATTTAGAGGCATCTATTTGTCCAGTTAGAATTTGTTTTTCAACGCGATCTTCATACCGCGTTTGTTGATGCTGACCAATCCAATATTTAGCCCATTCTTGCTGCATCCATTCCTCGCCACATTCTTTTGAAAAATAATCATTAAGCTCATCAAAACTAGTGAAATATCTCATTTTATATCCAGGATAATCGCTTGTTATTTCAACATTTTTTACTAAAGGGGGCCAAAACTTGTCTGAAACATTGCTTTCGAGAATACCCATTTTATGCCTTTCATATATAATGTAATCAACGGTACAAAATTTGTACCATAATTAACATAAGTATTAGAAGAAGATATAATACTTATATTATAACGAGTATTATAATTTCTGTCAAGAAGGAGTTTAATATGAATTTCATTATAGACGATAATCATGTTGGCGCTTTGGCATGTACTAGTATTGATAATAGTGGGGATACTCTTGTCGCGGCTATTGTCGATCAGCCTGGTAATGGATTATTTAATCAATATATGGTTCTGAAACGACGTAATAAAAATGGCGTGGTAAAAGAACTAATGAGATGGAATGCTAAAGATAGTCAGAAATTTATTCATGCGAATACAGAAAATGATTCTGTTGATGATGGTAAATATGGAACTCTCTGCTTGTGCTATGATGGAGAATATGCACATATTTATTACACCTGTCGTATTAATGAAGAGCAAAAAGGGTGGGGACCGCTGCTTGTTAAGGTTGACAAATAATCAATACTCAGATATAATTATTAAGTTAATTAAAGGTGCAAAATAAATGACAATTTATTTTTGTGAAAACTGTGGTGAGGAAATATTTAAAGGGAAGAGTCTTTGTGATGAGTGTATTAATGAGGGTTATGGCCTTGTTGAACGAGATCGTAAAATCCTCGTAAAAAATCCAAAGGCAAAAAGATATTCTAATGAGGAATATAAAGGGATTAAAAAGACTCACAAGCGGAAAAGGAGATCAGATAAATATGTCGATTTTAGAGTATCAGAAGCTATATCTTGATGCTCCAGATTTACAGATGCCTCAGACATCTTGGAGTGCTGGAATTGATTTAGCCGCCTATGGTTCCTATTTCATTGCTAAAGGAGAAACCTGTGTTGTGAATACAGGTATAGCTGTCGCAATTCCATTTGGTTTTGTTGGTTTACTATTTCCAAGAAGCGGCTTGCGTTTCAATCATGGTGTGAATACATTTGGTACAGGTGTCATTGATGCAGATTATCGCGGTGAAATAAAGATAAAACTGATCGCTGCGGAAGGCAGTTATTTTATTGAGCATGGTGATCGTGTTGCACAACTTGTGATTGTGCCAATTTATCAGATTAATAATATTGTCCAAGTTGATAAATTGCAAACAACAGATCGCGGTGATTCGGGTTTTGGTAGTACTGGTACAGGATTACAAGAAATGCTAGTGCATGATCTAGTACATCGATCACATCCCGGCAGTTATTCAGAAGGGTTGTATAAATATAAAATATTTGATACAGATGAAAAGGAGATCGAATGATTATTCGTATCATTGATATACATTATAATGTATATGATCATACTGCTGAGGTACAGTTAGAACTTCAAGGTATCCAGCAGGCTGAAACCGGCAAAACTTCTTCTATTCAATTTGAAATATTTATTCCAAATGCAGATTTACTCGACGAAAGTACATTTCGTGGATTTATTGAATCCATTCTCAGATTTAGAAAACCTAATGCATTTGAAACTTTTAAAGCCGGTTACAGTTGGAAACCAGTAAAGCCATTGGATGAAATGGAGCAAATGCTCAACGATATTGATATTAAATTTGTAGCGTAAAATTAGAAATAGAATATGATGATAATGTACGAAATTCTACGCCGTCCGCCTGGGGGTGTAGAAAATAAGTTAAACATTGTAGCTGAAGTTATTGTATTCAGTGATGGCGTGAGCGTGATTCACTGGATTGGTGAATACAATTTAAAAAATGTAACTTCTACAACTGTTTATAATTCATTGGAAGATTTGTTTCAAGTACATTTACATTCAGATACATATGTGCGCAGGCCAGCTAATACATCAATCGAACAGGATTTTCCTGAGCATGTTACAACATCGGACTATAAATTTAGTAGTAATTTTTTGTAAAAGTAATTTATATCCAATTTTAACACACAGGATGATATTTTATAGAAGAGGATTTAATTACAATGAAGGGGAATAAAAATGGATATTTCTGCTAATTTTGAAATAGAATTTAAAAATACTGCTAGAGTGCTAGAAATAACTGACGTAAAATATGTCCAATCTGAAATAAACGTGAATAAATTCTTTGTTGAAATTTATTATGATGCCGAGTTTATTGTAGAAGAGTTTAATAAGATTATTTTTAAATCCCTGCGCTCCATTACATATTTTAATAGTGTTAATAAATTAGCGGATAAATATTATCAATGTTTGATAAAGCAATGTATAGAGGAAGATTTACGTAAGCAGCTGTGTCGAGAAGTTAATGCGCTTCGTATAAAAGAGCTTTCATTTGTCGATAAAGAAATGTTTGAAGATATTTCTGTATACGAGAATGTGTATAAATATTAGATAATGAGGTTATATAAGTTTTATTATGACTGATAAACTGTTATTCCAAGGTGTGTTAAAAGCAGTTTCTTCCGCGAACAATTCGCTTAGGAAGGAACTGCTTTTTATTTTTACAGATTTTGAACCCAATGTGAACAAACAGGGTATCCCAAAGACAGAAGCGGAGAATATAATGTCAAGCGCGGTAAATATGCCAATCAAAATTAATTTTGATACGCGTACTCGCCGTGAGACTCGACATGCTGAATCGTATCCCATTGGTACAATTACAAATACTTATCTTGAGAATGATAAAATTCTAGCGCAGGCTGTCGTTTGGGTTGATGAATTTCCAGAAATTGTTAACCACCTGGTAAAATCAATTGATGAAGAAAGACCTGTTCAGTTTTCTTGGGAACTCTATCCGAAGAAACGCACAAAAGATGAAAATGGTATTACGTGGCTAGAAGAATGTACTGTTACTGCTGCAACAATTGTAGCCAATCCCGCATACGGCGGACGTACTCCTCTACTAGCCATTGCTGAGGAAAATATGGATGAACTACGCGATAAGCTCTGTGCAGTATATACTAAACTTTGTACAGATCTTGGTTCAGAAATAGCAGCAAATATTAATGATATTACTATTGAGGAACTCGTTGAGCAATTTAATTATATTACAGTTTCCACTGATACTGTAATTTCGCACGCCGAGGATTTTAGTAAGATCGAAAAGCTAGAAGCTGAACTTAATGAACTTCGCCTCTTTAAAGAGAATTTTGAAAAGGCAGAAGCAGAGAGAAAGATTCAAGAAGATCGCAAGATTCAATTAACAAATCGTCTTGCTGTTCTTGATGAGGCTGGTGTTGTATTTTCGGGAGATTCAGCCACAGAAAACACAATTATTGATATGGATGATCCGACATTTAATCTTTATGTAACGACACTCAAATCAATAATCGCAAATAAAATTGTTGCTGAACAACCTAATGGTAGAAACCGTGTTGTTATTCCCGATCCAATTATTACAGAAAATTCAGATGAAGGAATGTCCGCTAGAGCTGTTGGTCTAGCTTGGGCGTCTGCTCTTCATCGCAGATAATAAAAAAGGAATTTAGAAAATGGCTTATGAAACTCTTCAGTCACTTCGCGTTCTAGGTGGAGTTGCTAGTGAGACCATTCCCGAGGGTCGTTTTGTTGTTGCCAGTCAGTCTGGTATTCACGAAGATCTTCCGAATGTAGCTTTAGCTGGTTCTGGTGCAGTGAATGTGTGGGTGGCGTTGGTACCGCCTGATAATTTTGATCGTCCCACTCCAGCTGGGCTGTTTACCGCGCGCGATTATAGTACAATTAATCCAAGAAATGCCACTGGTTTCGATGGACAGTCTTTTATTCAGACACAGACTTTCTATAATATTGGTCCTTCAGTATTAGATAATCCGACTGCTACTAGTGGTTGGAAGCTGCAGCTACATCGCGGCGGTGCTTATACTGTACCGATTAGTTGGTTTGTTGATCATCCAAGCCTACGCGTACCTTTTACCCGTATTCGATGTGCAGGTGGTGGTAGCGGCGCGGTAGCAGCTTCTAATGAGGCTGCGATTGGCGAGATCCTAGAATATAATACTGCACGCGACGAGATTACGTTTACTCTTTACCTGAATCAGTAAATTATAATAGGATTTAATAAATTATGGATGAGAAACTAAAGAAAGCCTTAGCAGAAGTTGCGATGTCTTATGATCCAGAAGGTCGTAATGGCGCGCCGAATAGAGCTTTTGCTGAAATGGTCATTGAATCAATTAACCCTAACCACCTAACACTCGATATTTTTAATACCTTCTTGCGCGTGCGTTCTGGTACCCCTGGTACACAGTACGTAAAGCGTGTACGAAGTGGGCATCGTGTTTATTCGTTTGTTCCTGGAACTATGCATCGTACTTCACAGATTGCCGTGCGTGATATCATGGCGTATCAGTATGATAGTATTATTGCTGGTGTGCGTATGAATGAATGGGAGCTGCGACGCGGTGAGTTAGGCAGTATCGACGCTATTCGTAGTGAGCTTGAGGCAGAGCTTGTTGATGCTACTGTAGCGCGTGTGTATCGTATGATTGCCGATATTTGGGATGGCACTACAAGTAATACGAATTACTTTGATGCAAGTTCCACTGGTCTAACCGAGACTATCCTTGATAACATGGTCGAGACCGTACTGCGTTATGCTGGTAATATCCGTGCAATTGTCGGTACCCGTCAGGCACTTCAGAAGGTGTATAGTTTTGCTGGTGTGCAGGAGGTTACTCCTGTTGTAAATACGAATACCAACGGTGTTATCGGTATTCAGGCTATCCTTGAGGAATATCGCCGCAACGGGCGCCTGACTAGTTACAAGGGTAATACACTTGTTGAACTCGGTCAGGTTTACAAGCACGAACTTGGTGGATTTGATACTCCGCTGCTCGAAGATGATAAGGTTCTTGTCATCGGAGACAACGCGGGCGAGATTTTACTCTATGATGGTATTGAAAGCTGGGATCATCGCGATACCACTGTTCAGCCTCCAGCTTATCAGCTTCACCTTATGAAGCAGTTCGGCATGATGATCGATCGCGCTGAGAATATTGGTATTATTAAGGTGCCATCACCAACATATCAGTATCATATTCCGTAAGTTAGTAGAATAGGATGGGGCAGTAATACTGCCCCTTTTAAGGAGTTAATCAATGAATAACAAATATTTTACAAATAACAAGGTTGTAGCAAGTTATAGATCAACTGTACCTTATTCATTCTCTGGTTTTAGATTAGATCCTGATACCGGAAATAAAGTAACGTTTATTCTCGCAAGTAAGAAGATTCGATCAGGGCTCGATAATCTCGGCGCGGCGGTCATTGTATCGGAATTCGACGAAGATAATCAGGTCATTGATTTATATAGTGATGATGATCATAGTTATTTTCTCAAGGCAAATTCATATCTATTGTCGAAGGGTTTACTAGCACCATATACCCCTGCATCTGTAAATAGTGTGACAGTTTATAGCGATGAGGATATTGAGGATATTGCCTCTACTAGAAAGTATGAAGATCTAACAAGTAAATTAGCCGCAGTTGCAAATCGAGTTACTGTTCAGCGTATTCTAGATTGTGCTACAACTATTGGACGACCGATTCGTGCAATCGATATCATTAAAAATCGTCTTAATGAATTAACATAGGACTCATATGTTAAAAGTATTTCAAGGCGAGACCGGCGGTTATTTGGATTTTACATACAGTAATACAATACCTGCTACTTCTGGATTCGCATTTGTAATTACTCAGAATGTAAATTATCGATTTGACGGGGTGTTGGAAAGCGGGTATTTACGCGTAGAAAAGTCCCTATTCAGTAATAATATACAACCTGGGCATTATACAGTATTACCACAGGTTGCCGATCTCGATGGACGTATTTATATGGGTGATTTGACAGATGTTCAAGTCATTGACGTGCCGGATTTTTTTACGACTCCGTGTTAGTTCCCGGTGATTCATTACTAACACGGATAATACGTTTAGAAAATTTATCACAGGATTTAGAAACATTTCCGGCTGGAAGCACTGGAATACAATCTGGTAAAATTGTTGCGCTCGTTAACAATGTTCTAGAGCACGCGGATGCACGTAACATTACACATGCCGGAAATATCGTTGGTTTATCGGTTGAGGCACGGAGCGCTAATGAATTAGTAAAGGTGCAGAATATTGGTAAATTGGTATCAGTATATAACTTTGGTATTCAGGCACCAGTTATTGTTGGTAAAAATGGCAACCCGGCTTACGGCGTTGATTCAGATTTTGTATTTGTACAATATATTGGTATAGCTTCTCCTCCCGATACGTTAATTATACAAAATGATAATACTGCTTATATTCTTTAAGGAATATTAATTTATGGGAAATTATTTAGATTTCGATCCATCCACGCTAAAGACGCGGCGTAAGAGTACAGTTAGTACATCATCCGGGGGCGGAAGCGCTGGTGAAATCCCCGGTTTAGATTCAAATGGTAAGCTGGATGTTTCTTTCTTTCCGACAGGAATTGGTCCAGAAACTCAATCAGCCACTGCGAGTGAAGCTCTATCTGCAGGTGATTGGGTAAACTTTCATGATGTATCTGGCACAAAATCCGTGCGTAAAGCTAATGCAACAGATCATACAAAGCCCACTGAAGGTTTTGTAAAGCAATCATACAGTTCAAGTGCTTCTGCAACGGTATATACAGCAGGTGATAATGATAGAGTTCCAGTTGGTACATTTGTGGCTAGTGATGTAGGATTAGAGGCATTTTTAAGTACAACTGCTGGTGGTACTACAAAATCACCAGCTACATCCACTGGCAATCTTATTCAATCAGTGGGTGATATTATTAATGTTGGTGGCACGTATGTAACTGTAAGTTTTACTCCAGGTATTGAAATTATTGCATAAAAGGAAAATACCATGCAAAAAGGTCTCATTCTTTACAGTACCGGAGGTCGTATTTTCATCAAACAAAATACGAACGAATTTTTAGAGCAAGGCGATGCCATAACCGGCAGCGGAACTGTAGATTCTGTACCTGTATTTACAGCAAGTGGTATTTTGAGTAATTCAGCACTTATTTCAACGTCTACGCAGGTTACTTCAAGTTTACCGATGCGCGTAGTTCATCAATCATCCCCCGCGTCTACCGCAAACGCCACTGTACTCACGGTTGATAGAAATGCAAGTTCTGGAACACCTGCTGCAAACTTTGGTAGTGATATTGTTTTGAGATTACAATCAAGCACTACTACAAATAGAACTGCGTTAACCTTACGCACAGTATGGTCCAGTGCAACAGATTCCACACGTGCTGCCAGATCTACTATTTTTATTCATGATACAGCAGCTAGAACAGTGTTACAATTAGAATCTGACGGTACACAAGCAATGATTGGTTTCCTAGGCGCAGCGGCGGTTGCTCGACAAACAGGAGGAGCATTGACAGCTGCTGCAACGTATGGTTCTAATGAACAAACTATGTTAAATAGAGTTTGGACAGCGGCTAGGAATTTTGGGCTTATTACTTAGTGAAAGAGATGGGAGATAAACTATGTCACGTAAACAGGATTATGTCACACTTACTCGCTATAACGCGACTCGTTTGCTTGAAGCTATCGATGCACTTGATGCTATGGAGCGAGAGCTTACTTATAACGGGGGTTCTGGTTGGCTTGATGCAGAAGCTTTTGAAGGAAGTAATAGCGATTTAGATGCCAATAAAGTTGTGGCAGTGGTTTCAACAACTAAGAATGCATTAATTACATTACTTAACGCTGGTCATGGAACCAATCTCAATGTTGTACGAGAGTAAAAAAATAATATGTTAAATGGTATTTTTATATCTGTCGAGGGCTGGGTGCAGTTTATCGGTCAATCATTCTCATCAAAGGATTTACAAAGTCTTCATGAAACTTTGTCAGCTACAGTTAAAATCGTAGAAACAGATATTGAAAAACGTAGAAATCAAGATATTAGTGAAATTCTATCCACATTAACTGATGAGGATCTTGAGAAATATATTGCACTACGCGCCTCGCGGAATAGTGGATAATTATGTTAGTACAGTATCCTACAAATATCGATTATCTAATTCCGCAGCTCCGCTTTCATATTGGAGATTACGATGGGACCAGATTTTCTGATATTATTCTTAGAACAGCATTAATTGCTGGGATTATTATGCTGGAACGACGATGGGATAGGAAATATGTTACTGGTCAATCTGTTACATCGATACATCCTCTTCCTGAGAATGTTTATTATTGGTATGAAGATGTTACAGATACCGATGGTGTTATCACTATTGTTCCATCTGGATATGAGTATGTGAAAATAGATAATTCTTACACCTCAGTTCCAAGTGGATTGGATAACGGGGATGTTGTAAGAAACCCGCGTCATACATTCACAGATGATCAGCCCGTTATCTCAGAATATGATCAATATATTGTAATACTAGCCGCTGTTCTAGCACTTCAACGAATGATTTTAACATCCAGTGCAGAATCATTTCAACACTGGTCTACACGAGATTATACATTTTCCAATTTGGAAAAGAGCAGAGTTTTGAGTCAAATTTATGAGAACGCATTTAATGAACTCAATGCGTTTTTTAAAGGCAAATTAGCAGGGGGAACAAAGTCTTCGTTCCCTTACATTGTAATGCGATTTTAAAAGGAGAATTTGATTATGAGGGGACGTTCAGTACCATCAAAGCCATCACTTCTTATTGTAGGGGATGCAGTAGGTCATACAGGTTTTGCAACAGTTGTTCATGGGATTGCGGATAATTTATCAAAACAATGGAATATTCATATTCTTGGTATTAACTATCGAGGTGATCCGCATTCATTTAATTATCCAATTTATCCAAGTTTAACCGGCGGCGATATGCACGGAGTTAATAGATTACCTGGCTTACTACATACCATCAAACCAGATGCGGTATTGATGGTAAATGATCCATGGGTTGTTATCCGTTATAAGGAAGCATTTGATTTAGCAAATTATGATGGAATCAAAGCCGCGTATATGCCAGTTGATGGATTAAACATCCAACGTCGATTTGGAGAAGGTCTTAATTGGCTTGATGTCGCTATCGCTTATACAGAATTCGGGAAAAATCAGTTTTTAAATGCAGGTATGACTACGAAATTACAGGTTATTCCACACGGATTTGATCGATCTATTTTTAGCCCAGTTGAGCGCGCTGTTGCGCGCAAAGTGGGTGGTTTAGCTGAAGATTTGTTTATTGTTGGATCAGTGAACAGAAACCAGCCACGAAAGAGACTTGATCTTGCTATTGAATACTTTGCAGAGTTTGCAGAGCATAAACCAGAGACTGTAAAGTTTTTATTTCATGGTTCATTAAATGATGTTGGTTGGGATATTCCTGATCTTATGGATTATTACGGCGTGAAAAATCGTTTAATTGTTACTTCACCAGCAATAACTTCTCTCAATGGCGTGAGTAAGGAACAGATGAAATTTATTTACAGCACGCTGGATGTGCAGATCTCCACTACTAATGGTGAGGGATGGGGTTTGTGTCAGATGGAAGGAATGGCTTGTGCGGTACCTCAGGTTTTTCCAAATTGGTCTGCATTGGGTGAGTGGGCAGCAGATGGCGGTATTGCAATCCCTTGTTATACAACTGAGGTTCGTCCCGGAGGTATTAACACAATTGGTGGTATTGCTGATAAACAAGCTTTTGTTCAGGCATTAAATCTTTTGTATGTAGATGCAAATTATCGAAAAGAGATTGGTATAAAAGGTTACGAATTAGTTAACCGTGAGGATTACGTTTGGAAAAACGTAGCCAATGAATTTTCAGAATTATTGACGGCGGTTATAAATGAGCGCGATTCAAATTCAAAAGCCTGATATTAAAATACAACAAGAAGTTATTGCTGGGATTATTGATGCTGTTGGAAGACCAGTTCTTCTAACGCTTCAGGCATCACAAGAAATTTGTCCAACGTGTGGTGATGATGTTGATCCATTTTGTCCAACATGCAATGGCAATGGCGTTATACGTGTAGAAACTACAATGGTCTATAATGCGGAAATACGATGGGCTATCAGTGACACCAAGTTATATACACCTATGGGTCAAGCTGTAGATGGTGATTGTAGTATCATCATTGCTACTAATACAATCATTGATGATATACTTAACAAAATTGTTACAGTAAAGGTAGACAATCGTATTTGTAGCGTTAAAAATTGGGCATATTCAGGATTATCTGAAATTACACATGTGTATTTGAATCTTATAGAGATTGAAAATACAGGAGGTTATAGGGTTAGTTAACAAAGGAGATGAGGAAAAAATAATTATGACAAAAACATACTCCGTTCCAGACTTACTAAATATGTTAGAAATGCTAGATCATGCAACTGGAAAGCATACAAAACATACACTTAGTCGGTTAGAAAGCTTAAATCTTCCTCCCGAGATATTTCGAGAGGTTCGGAAAGCTGTTTTAGATGGATATAACGATCTTCGTAGAGAAATTGAGCGGCGTGTTGGTCTTACTATAGAGGAATAGTAAAGTCAAAAGAGATGTGTTATGGCCGAGTTTAAGAATCTACGCATCAAAACAAATGATATAATTAGAGAATTACCGAATATTAGTAATTATATAAAAGCTGTCTGCTTACTAATTGCGTATAACACAATGATTCGGTTGGCTGATACGAGGATGTCTAATCATCCAGAAGCCATACGCGCTCCGAGCCTGCGCTATGCTATTGTTGGGCATTTTACAAGATTTGTTACAAGGCATGTATCACTGTCGCAGAATCGCATATTTGATGATCTTGTATTAAGCGGCAGTAATAGATTATTACAGTCTTGGCAAGAATCTGGTTATCGTACACGCAGAACAGCTAACAATTATAGAACGCGGTTGGTCTATTGGCAAGCTATTTTTGATGAAAGCCAGCCAATCATTGCGAAACGTGTTCCGTCAAAAAGTGAAGATGTGATGTCGAAACCACATTACAGAATCAAGGTTCTAGATCGCGTTAGACGGCATGGTAAAATTGTAACCTACGAAGATGTGATTTATGATCGCAATTCTAGATTCGCTGAAGTTGTGGAGTTAGTTCCATTTTTAATGCCATTTAATTACGGTACTAGTTTTGGATCAAGGCCAGGGTATCCTAATGTTCCGGGTTTGCATTTTATTGAGGATGCGGAGCGTAGTTTATCGAACTGGCTGAGAATCGGACGCGCTTGGCTGGATGAATATTTACTTGACACATTCATAAATAATAAATCTACATCTAGCGATGTGTATGGAAATTTATTAAATTGGGTATCTGCAAAACGCCCAAAACATGAAGAGTATATTTCTATCGAGGATTATGCTCGCGAATTGTCTTTTGGATTACCATTTTAGGAATAATATGTATTTTTTAGAAAAGGTATATAGGGCAGTTATACAGAACGCGGTAGATATAGCACCGTCTGGTATCGAGGTTATGGCTGGAGAAAGTTATGGTGTAAGATTTGACGATCCGTCGTTCAAGAATCCAGCCATTGCGGTATCATTAGGTGATGTAGAGACTATGAACATCGAACTTGGTTCTTTCGGTACATCAATTCCGTGTATATATAATATAAGTGCAAAGTCAAGAATGCAACGCGACGCAATTTTATCTGCATTATATGAAGGATTACATACATCTTCTGTACAAATATATTCAAACTACTCTGGTAATATACCTGCCAGTGGCTCATATGTAGAATATACATGTCAATTTGGTGATTATATGAAAATACAATCATTACCAAATTTTGATACCGAGAATGAGAAATTCTTTTGGGTAGGCGTAATATTTACTGACTTACATGTAATCGGTATTTAATTTTTTTTTTAGGAGATTTATATGGGATCAAGAGTCTCAATTAATTTCAAAGAGACTGCAATCAACGCCATTAATGGACTTGGTAAGACTCGTCTCGGTCGTGTACAGCGAGCTGAGATCGGTGCAAACCTTCCTACCACTCCGGTGCAGGAGCTTGGTTCTGATCAGATTGCTGGTCGTATCTTTGATCTTCCTGAAGTCACTGTAACAGTTTCTTCTATGGATGTTGGTGTTAGGACAAAGTTTGCCCTAGCTGGCGTAGATTGGACTGCTGTTCCGTCAGGCAGTTCTGTTGAAGCTCAGGATATTGATTATGTTTGTCTTGAGCAGCCTTTCAAGGCCGCGCGTGATAGTGACGAGATTGTAGGCACTCTTTTCGTTCCTGGTGCAAAGCTGGAGCGATTCTCATTAAACTATTCAGTTGGTGGTGATAGCACTGAAGAGTTTAGTTTTAATGCAACCAATAGATATTTTCTAAAGTATGATGTGGCAGTTGCGAGCGGTACGGTTGACGAGACTGGCCTGTTTACTTTCACATCACCTGTCGCGCGCGTGCTGAAGAATGGTTCATACGTCCTTTCCGCGTTTGCAAGTGGTTTAGGCTATTTGCCACGTGAGGCTATCACATCGTCTACTTCTACTAGTGTTACCTTTGATACTGAGACCGTGGCTGACGATACGCCTGTAACTGTTATGTATCATGCTGATCTGAGTAATCAGTGGGATTATACATATGAGTTTCCGCATGTTGCATACGGTGCAACTCCACTTCCTGATCAGCCGGTTGGAGTGCGGGGTTGGGGTGTGGAAATTTGGCTGGTAGATACTGCTTCTGGAGTTGAGGATCGTGTGTATCGTGTTCAGACTTGTACAGTACAGGGTCAGTTCCCCAACACACGTATCAATGAACTCGGTTCAGAAGAGGTTGTTGGTTACATGGATTCAATTCCTGAGATCACTGGTACTCTAGAACTTCTGCTGCATGATTTTAAGATTCAGAAGCAGTTGTCCGCGAACGATGTAGATGGTGATAACTGGACACCGAATGATCTTGGTGACAGTACAAATTGGGGTCTAGAAATCCGAGTTTTCCGGCGCGGCGTTGACCGAAATGTTGTTGGACCCGAGGAGACCATTTGGATTCCAAAACTGGATATTACGCAGGAGCAGAACAATACACAGGTTGGTCAGGACGCACGAGTAACTTATAACTTTGCTTCGCGTAGCAATAAGATTTATTTCTATAAGGGTGAAAAGTCGGCTTAATTTCAGTGCGGCTAAGGGATGAAGTATGGGGATTACGTTTTGCATACCCGCACTGCGTAATCCCCATACTTTTTTTTATTTGAAAGAGGATCAGGAGTTAAATATGTCCAGAGAACTTTTACAAAAGTTACTAAAATGGCGGAAATCTGTAACATATGATGATATTACTTTTTATATCCGCATTGTTACTGATCAGGATATTGAGGAATCACGTAAGCAAGCACTTTTAGAGTCACGCAAGCTGCGTACAAAACTTCGTAATACAGAAAGTGATGAATATCTTCTATATCTTGATTTTATACAAGATATCACGAAGGATTCTTTGATCGAAGAGATTATCTTATTATCATCGCGCCGGTTCATACAGGAATATATTACACAGAACCCACGTCCTATTCTTCCAAAGTTAGGCGATTTTCCATCTCAGGAAGAGCAGGAGGAATATGAAGCGGCGAAGGACGCACGCGAGGAAGAATATCTTGACAATATGCAAGAATACGCAAAGAGATGGGCTGAGGATTTCAAGGCACAATTAACAACACAGTCTGAGGACTTTGTAAAAAATATGTACAGATCTCATCGTGTAGATCGCGTTTGTGAAGAGATTTACCAAAAAGAGTTTGAGGATCGCGTGGTTGCTGCAAGTCTGTATGAGGATGAGAAATATAACCGTCGTCTGTGTACATTGGAAGAATATAAACAGTTCCCCACAGCGCTGAGAGATTTCCTAAAAAATGAATATGAGCAACTCACTGTGGGTACTGAAGACATAAAAAACTAGCAAAGACGGCGCAGTTTTCAATAATGTGGAATATTGCTAAAACTACAGGAAGGCCGCTGCATGAAGATTTGTTATCAGTCTGGGATTGGCCGCACACTATTACATACGCGGTTATGTTGAGACAAAGATATGATTCGTATTTGGAACTTATTGAACCAGTGCCAGAAGAATATTGGGATTATCCACAATTCGTGCGCGCGCATGTTGATAAACTTTACCCATCACTAAGTAGTAATAAATCTTCCACAGGAACGACTGCGACCGTCGATATAGAAGATATAGAAGATTAAAAGAGGAGGAAATATTTCATGTCAGATTTTGATAATCGAGTGGCTGAAATACAAAATGTTCTACTTGACCTCCTCGGCGTTATTAGCTCTGCTGACGACAGACTTGAGAAGTTTGGCTCGCGTTTTAGTGCTCTTGTTGCCGAGGCGAAAGACGCGAGCCAACTTGTTGATGCTATCAACCGTATACAGATCAGTCTTGGAAAATTAAAGCCTGAGAATGTTCAACAGATGCAGCAGGATATGCGCGCATTACGCGATGTATTAAAAGGATTAGATTCGGGTAGTTTAACATCGCTAACCGACGCTCTAGAGCGCCAAGCGAGTGTTTTAGAAAGATTGTCATCTACAAATCAAAGCATTGCTAACTCATTCCAGAAAACGCGTGTTGAAGTGTCAACACTAGCTAATGAACTTAAAGACGTGGGTAACGAGTTAGATTCAATAAAACAAAAATTAACTAATTTTAGTGCTCCAAATATAAATGAGAATGATACAGGTTTTAACAAATTTATAAATGATTTTACATCGTTCTCAAAATCTTTATCAAATGCATCCAGTACAGATTTTAAGCAACTTGCTAAGGATATCAATACCTTAAAACAGGCTGTTAATTCATTTAAAATTGAAATAGACAGTAAGAATTTTAAGAGTATTGATGATCTTGTTACACATCTAAAGCCATTGGAGCAAATGCTCGTGCGTTTGCAAGCTGCTGGAAATTTAAATATTACAGGTATAAACCCAGCAAATCCTGAGCAAAAAACACCCGCTGGTACAGATGTCTCCCGTGAGCAACAGGTTGCACAGGAAATACGCCGCGATATTGAAGAACAGGCACCCGAAGCAAAGGTTCAGGAGAGTATACCAAAACCCAAGAGAACACGAAAGCCGAAGGCTGCGGCTGTTAGTCCCGCTGATCAGATACAGATTGAGCAGGAAAATATTGATCGAGCAGCTGCTGTTGATAGTGAAGTTTATCAACGTGTAAAAACAATGCTGATTGAGCGTCGGCGTATTGCAAATAAGATTGTTGATGATTACATCAAAGCATCTCAAAAAACCGGACAGGTGTTGTCCAACGATCGTATCGCGCAACTTAGAAGTATTGGATCTCTATTAGCAAAAGATCCGAATGCTGCTTCTGATATCAGAAACGTATCATTACCAGATTTTAGAACACTGAACTATAACTTTAAACAGAATTTAGGTATTGAGTATAACAATGATAGATTTCGAGATGCAATCAATCTTGGTTTAGGCAGAAACATTAATCCTGGAGATGATGAAAATTCACCTGCAGCAATGCGTGCCCCGCTTTCAACTCGATTGTCTGATAAAGTACGCGATGAGTTTGCATCAATAAATCCAGCTAATAGTTTTTCAAAGTTATTAGATATGGGTAAGAGTATTTTTAATACTATATCTGCCAATAGTCTTTCCTCTATAAATCAATTTGGTAATACAATTAATTCTGGATTTCAGAGAGTCATTGATGCTTTTACAAAACGCGTTTCTGATGGTTTTAGATTGCTATTTGATCAGATTAATAAAAATATTAGACCTACAGCTTTTGATTCTATTGGCATGGGTGGTGTATATGAGTCTAAAAGATCAACAAATGGAGTAGAGGTTGCTAAAGATCTTCATACTGTAGGATCATTTACACAAAACCAGAACCTTGGCGCATTTTTTGATAAATTAGTCGCGTTTATTGGTGAGCAATCCGGCGATGAAAACTCAAGTAATACAGCATATATTAATGAGGAAGGTTTATCATCAAAAATTGCCAATGCTATTAAAACAGCGCTTGGTCCTGTGAAAGATCCATCTTCAACATTTGTTGATAAAGCAAAAGGTTTATTCAATAATGTCACAAAGTTTGCTAAATTTCTTTCATCGGATGAAACTCCAAACATAAGTGCTGAATCTCCAGAAGCGGCGCGTAGTTACAGACGTTCAGGACAGGCTCCTACTCAGGGCTATACACCGAATCGTGTTGAAGAAACAAAACGCCGATTGGAGCAAACTTTAAAGCAATCTGATACCGGAGACAGTCTAGTCAATAAAATAGCACAACGCGTTGCAAAATTTGTAGGTGCTACAAATCAGCTTGGTGCAATTGTTAACGCACTTGAGATTTTTGATGAATCTATTAGACAGCTTAATCCTGGTACCTTTGTTGACATCGGTTATGCACTGACAAATATTTGGCGCGCTGTGTTAAATATGGATCGAATCCTTGGAACAAATAAATTTAAGGATTTTGATAAAGGTGCATTTGCTCGACGTGCTGATACTATGCTTAGTTTTGGTGAAGCTGGTGTGAGCTTCCTTAACAACAATGTAATGCCATTTTTACCAAAAGGTGTACAGACCAAAGTTAATAATCTTACACGTGCGGGTTACGAAGTTTTACAGGAACAGTATAGTAACAATAAAGATTTTCTAAATGAGAAGCAGCAAGAACAAGCATTAAGAATTCTCAACGCGTTGGATAGAAATATTGCTGGGTATGAAACAGGATCAAAAACAGCAAAGCAATCCAATATTAACAAGGATTTCGCAGGTGATTTAAGCACTGGAGATCCACTAGCAGATTACCAGCGCCGCGAGGCGTTAAAGACAATGTCTCCCGAAGATATTAAGCGCATGAAGATTATTGAAACCGGAATTATGAATTTTTCTGAGGGCACAAGTTTTCAGAAGGGTTTGGCTTCCGGTTATGCGGTCTTGTCATCTTCGGGAATGGTATCAACAATGGAAGGCATGGGCGTTGCTCCAGAAATTGCAAAACAAGCCGGTGGCTATAGTGGCGCATCGTTACCGTACACCGATAGAAATACCGGACGGAAAACAGCGTTTGGCTTTACAAATAGAGACGATCGCACCGCGTTAACATACATGGATGATACTGATATTATTATTCACGAATTAACACACGGTTTAACATTTTCAGCTGGAGATAAAGCTCTTAAAAATACTGATCTTGAGAAATCCATTGCTAAAAGACGTGCATATCTCACAACACCTGGTAATCAACAACAAGCAATGCGCGTTGCGAGCAATATTCTTGACCAAAATCAGATGCAGGATTTGGGCGGTGCTCTTAAGGATCAAGATTACTATTTCAAAAGCGGTGAAGTTTTATCAAATGTTTCACAAGCATTAATTTCAGGAAAGGCCGAATTTATAAATTTCTTTAGACGTTTATATGGTAATGAGCTATTTGATATTGCTACAAAAACGCTTAAAGAAATCTCACCCGACACGTACAGCAAAGAAGGTATTGTTCTATTGCGAGAACGCGTTGAGGAGCTAAATAAATCGATTGGAATTGCTATTAACGCCAGCGGTGAAGAATTGGATCGAGCTGCATCACAGGTTCAGGGATATGCTTTCTATGATCCTTCGTTTAACAGTGATAAAACATCTACACAGATGCCCGGCGTTACTTCCACTCCAGTTTCTAATGAAGCACCATCGGCTTTAAAATCCACGACAAAACAGAGTTGGGTGCAAAGAGTTAAAACATCATTCACATCGTTTAAGAATCAATTCACTAGTAATATACCAGAGTATATTTCTAGCATCTTGGGTTCGGATATAGGAAGTGCTTTATCCGCCGCTTACGAAGAAATGCGAATTCCAGATCCTAATGTTTCTACAAATAATAGCAGCATGAAACAGAAAGCAATACGCGCTTCTGAAGCCGCAATGCAGGCTATATTATCAAATCAGATCAAAACAATGATCTCTGATCCAGAGAACCCATTGTCTCTTGGTAATGTAGTGGCTGGAATTCTACCAGATCGCATTGGCCCTTCTTTTGAATACTTTTCAAAGCCGCGTAGTGGCATGTTTGGCGGTTTAAAAGACAGATTTATAAATATGGCAGCCTACTCGGCTGGTCGTGCAGTATCTCCCAACAAACAACTAGATTTATATGATGAAGTTAATTTCAAATTGATGCAAAAATCTGGTGAAGGTCTGGATAGAGAAAGCTTCAATACAGAGTATGTCTATGATTTTAATGAAGGGATCAACCGCGTTTCGATTAGTGCAAAAACAACATCCGGCGCAATGGTGCAACTCAATGGAAAAATTGATGAATTTAATAATTTAGTTCTTGATACACCAAAAGAAAATCCACTTTCAAAATTCTTAGAACAGGTGGCAATTGAAATACCGCGTCAAATTACTGATGAATTCGTTGAGAATCTTATCTTCAAATTACAAGAATTAGTTGGACAAATTGTTGATATGCAAGATGAGCTTGCAGAGATAGGCACACTCTTAGAAAGCTCAAGCGGTACAATTGATATTAGTACCACAAAGAGAGCAGGATCGGATTTCTTATACAACAGTATTGATACCGCCGTGGAAACTGGTCAGGGATTCACCGAAGGTGTGCAGACCAATATACAAAATTTCAAAGTTTTAGCGCCCATTCAAGATATGCGTGAACGGCAAGAGATCAGCAACGCGTTGTCAAGAACGCAGCTAGGGTCACAGACTGTATTCGGAATTTCATTAGAAGAATCTCTAGAATCAATACCAGCTATTTTTGCACAACTCAGAGACTCTATTGATGAAAGCATTACCGATCCATCGGCTAGAGCCGCCGCTGCGGTCAGTGAACTTAATAACTTGATGAGTAAACTAGTTGTTGCCCAAAGGGAATCTGGAGCTGCAGGAAGTGATCTGATTCAAGTTTATGCCCAGCTTGCCGCTAGTGCAGGCGATGCTGGTCTATCACAAGATAGATTGTTAGCAATTACTGCTGCATCGGCGGTCAAGTTAAATAAATCTCCAGTTGAAACATCTAACTCAATTAAAGCATTGATGGAACGTACATATGGAGAGGGCCGTGATGATTTAGAGAAGCTGGGAATCGCTGTTCGGCAGGTAAATGAGGATGGTACCATTGGATTTAGATCTTGGTATGATATTTTAAAAGATTCATATACTTTGATGAATGACATGCCATATAAATCCAAAGAGATTACACAGGCATTCGGCGGTCGTGCGCGGGCAAACGAGGCTAAAAAGTTAATCGAATCAATTCCTGAAGTAGATCGAATTCAGCAAACCCTGCAACCCACATCCGAGGGCGGAAAGATGACCGGTGAGGAATTTGATGTAGTTCTGAAAAGAAAAAGTGAAGTTTTCGCCGGAGCACTAAATAAGTTACAAGGTTCTTTTGCACTCTTTTTACAGGAAATTTTGTTCGGTAGTGGATTGATGGATGATATTGGCAACGCGTTAACACGTGTCGCTGATAGTATGCGTGAAATTGCAGACGCCGCAAAAGGAAATCCACAAGTTATTCAGACGATAAAACAAGCATTACAAGCCGTTATTATAGGATTCCTTGGTGTATTTACGGCAGGGATGAATGCTTTTTCCGGGATAGCTAAAGTAATAAATATGGCGGCAACCACTGTGCGCAGTTTTACATCACAGTTAACACTAGGCTTACGTGCAATTTTACAACCAGCAACAGGTGCAGGACGTGCCCTGGCGCAAATTTTTACCAGCATGGAGGCTTCTGGTTCAAAATCACTATCGGTCTTGGGCTCAGCTGCAAAAGCATTAAGTGTTGATTTAATGCAGGTTGCTGAGGTTGGTAAAATTGCTACTGCAAATGTTCAGGGATTAGGTGCAGTAAACAGTTTTCTAAAAGGTGTGACTGACAAACCAACTGCAGTTGGTGTATCTGGTTTCATGAATACCAGAGCAGGTAAAATTCTAGGACAAACTGGTAGAACACTTGGAGATCTCGCTTTACCCATCGGTATGGATGTTGCAATGGGGGGTTTTAGTGGCGAGAATATGATGAATGTTGGAGCCGGTATTGCGGGTGGGTTTGCAGGTGCATTTGTTGGAGGTCCTCTTGGTGCCCAAGTTGGATATATGATTGGTAAAGGTGTATCAGAGTATTTTGATGTATATGGAACATTTTTGGGCACTAGTGGACGGGAACAAGAGAAATTCGCATCAGCTTATGCCGAGGCAAAATCAACCGGCGGTATAGAAAATGTCTATGAGCAAGCCGACGCATTAAAGGAAATTCTTTCACAATCACCAATTTCAGGACCAAGTACTGCCGTGTCATCCGAGAATTTAAAGAATTACGAAAGACTGATTGCCAATGCCGGTGATCCTTCCTCGATACAAGATAACTTTTTCTTAGCAAATTACCGGGTTGGTGCATTGGGTAATGTAGAGAATTTTTATAATAAGCTAGAGGGTTCTCCCGATCTTAAATCACTTTATCAGAACTCTGGTATATCAGATCCTAAAGAATTTCTTAACCTGCTCACGCAGGCAAAAGATGAGAATACTGAAATTACTGCAAAGATCAAAGAACAAGAGCAAGTCCAGCAAGCCATACGCGATTTGCAGCAGAGTCAGAATTCAGAAACGTCAAAAGGGCGCGATATTTTTGGTGGAATCAATGAAACACTTGATTCTATTAGAACAAAGATGTCCGATATGCGGGAGTTATCACAATACACCTATAAAGTACCAACAGGCTTAACTGAGTTTGGCACGTTTGGACGACAAACACAGCGTTTAAACACTGTATTTAGTAGCAAGTTTAACGACATAAGTTCAGGTCGTATTACTGGTCAGGCAGCTGAAGATGTAATGTCACAGTACCAAACTGCAAGATCTTCATTGGAAGCTTTGCCAAATACATTAGCGATTGCTGATCCTCTTGCTAGAAAACTTGGTCAAGATACTTCCGGCATGAACAAGATGCTATATCAGATTGGCTCTGAAGGTCAAAATGAGTTCCAGCAACAGCTTTCCCAACTTGTTGAGATGCAGAATTTTATGGAGGAATATAGCGCATTACAAGAACAGGCAACTGCTATTGCAAAGACGCCGGAATATATAGATACCTCCAGTGAAGAACATACTAAAGCAACGCAAAGTTACGACGCGGTTCAAAAGCAGCTACAGGCGCGGCAGATGCTTGCTGTAGAATATCGTGCATACCTGGCAATGGTTAAGCAAGAGCCAGATACACTTATGAAATCGTTAGGTTTGATCAAATCACAAAAAGACGCAAGGAAAACAACTGTTATCGCAGGGACACCGGCACAATTCCAAGCGCCTAATATTTTTGATGTTTCAGATTATAAAACTGAGGATTTATCCGCCGCGTTGGATTACGCACGGCAAAAGCAAAGTGATCTAACAAGTATGTTTCCGGCCTGGGGTAATGAGTTTTCAAAACAGCAGTTTCTGATGAGCAGCGGAGATTCTTATAAATCAGTTGCTGGAATAAATCAGGGTTTTGTGAATGAATATTTGCAACAGCAACAACAGAAACGACAACAACTGAAAGCACCGGAAACCGTTGATCTTTCTGAATATACTCCTGAGCAAACACAAAAAATTATTCAGCGCGCGCAACAGCTACAAAGCCAGGCTGTAAATCTAGCACCGGATTTAGCTGAGAAATACAGTGATGAACGCTTATTGATCATGCGCAAGAATAACGATTTACTTATGCAAACAGGTTTAAGTCAAGAGTATTTGCGCATGGCAATAGACGAGAATACGGAAAGCAATGATCAGTTACGCGGTCACTATAACTTGCCAGGAAATTACCGCGCACCAACCGTGTGGGATTATTATAATGCAGGAGGAAAAGAAACTGGTAGTGTAAACTATGTATCTCCAGAAATGGGCAAAGAGGGCATGGTAACTATGGACTTTGCTAAACAGCTGGCAGAAGCAATTCTACAAGGTCAGCAAGGTTCAACAAAAGAGGCGCCAAATCTCGCTGCGCTTGGTAATACTATTATGCCGGGTGCGGCTCCAATGGGATACCCAACACCAGGAACTCCAGGTCGTGTTATCACTGAGCCAGATCTACCATTTATCGATGAAGCTTTAGAAAATCTTAGACCTTCAATGCCAGCACCACCTCGAAATATTGAAGAAGAATATGATTTATATAGCTATCGAGATGTTAATACATCAAAGCGAATAGATGCTAAAAGCATCGCAATGCGGGAGCAAGCCGCGCAACGGTCAGGTGGTGGCGGTGGTGGCGGTGGACGAGGTTGGTTAGAAGATTTATCTAACAGTAGCAAGCCAGTTAAAAATAGTTTACAAGATTTAGGACAGAGAGCAAATCAATCGAACAATGAACTCGGTATGTTAGCAAAAGTGTCGGCAACAGCTGCGGTGCGTATGTCAACTTTTGCTAAAGAAAATCTAGATGTAAAATCTATATCGAGTTTTTCCACAGCTCTTGGAACTGCGGCAGCCGCGTTAGGAAAATTTGATCTCGCTGCGTTACTAGCAGCTACTCCGATTGCCCTGCAGATAATTGTAAATGGACAAGCTAATCAAGGTGGCAGTGCTGCGAAAGCAATGATAAATGGTAAACCGGGTAATATTGTTTCACCAGGAGCTAGTGTTGGTAAGGCGCAAAGCACTGGTGGTCAAGGATTAAAAGCAGGAAGATCATTAAGGGATAGACAAGTTTAGGTGAAGTCGGGATCAGAAAATCGATGTTTCTGATCCCGACTTTTTTAGTATAACAAGGAGCTTTATTAAATGCGTATTGCATGGAAATTTGATAATTACGATTGGCCCATTAATCCATCTACCGATAGCGGATGGGATAAAGAATTATTACTTGTCGAGAAAAATCCCATTGGCAGTACAATATCTGTCTTGCACGATGTTGGCGCGAAATCAGCACGCCGACAAATAAGTGGTTATATGATTGGTGTTGATGGTCCAGCGCTGTTTGTAAAATTAAATAGTTGGTTTACAAATGGTAAAGTTTCAACATTAATAGATCATCATGGTATGAGTAAGCGTGCTAGATTAGTTCGATTTAAAGCCGAACTAATTATGAATCGCTCAGATTTTCTAGCTGGTAGACCATCTTGGCATTATGATGCTGAGTTTATCGAAATGAAATAGGAGATATTTATTATGAGCCTAAAAGATAGTATTAATGCTTATGAAAAATCTCCTACCTATGTAGTTGAAATTAATGGAAAAAAGATAAATAATGTATTAAGTGTCGAAATAAGCCATTCAATACAGGATAGTTTAAGTGAATGTACAGTTACGTATATGGATACGCGATCAATAAATCCAGAGGACAAAATTGTCGTGCGCCAGGGATATGATGGATCAACAAACACAACTTTCACTGGATTTATTGATGCAAATGGATCTGATGCTGGTGAACGCGTTGTAACAATTCGTGCGCGAGATGTGCTGAAAAAAGCTATGGATACATATCTTGTCCAGGAAATCAAATTTGGCCTTGACATAAATACCGAAACCTATTACTATAGTACGTATAGTAATATTGATGGTGGTACATTTACAATACATGAATATTCTTCACTAGCGGCATTGAATTCAAGTCATCCAGAGACTAATGGAAATTATACAAATGAAGGTGTGAAGGCAGAAGCAGTGGTGCAATGGATGCTTGTAATGACTGGATTAAGAGAAGGTTCAGAGATACAAGTTAATCCAACTAATTTCTTTATTGGAGATATATCACCAGTAACATTTCATTTAACAAATGTTTATGATGCTATTCAGCAAATATGTGAACTTATTGGTTGGAGAGTATATGCTGATCCTGGTGGAACAGTTCATTTTACACAGCGGCCTAGGAATAGGAGTTCTAAAGTATATTGGTCATATTTTGAGGATGGGGATGATGGAAATATTCACAGTATTTCAAAAGAAAGAACTAATACTGATCTGAGAAATTATGTTGAAGTACGTGGCGCGTCAGGAATTCGGTTCGTTGCTAGATCAACTTCACCATATATTGGGAACACGCCATATCGCGGTGTGTTAATTTCTAATGAGCTGATTGATACTCCTGAAATGGCAAGTTATACAGCGAGACGGGTTTTGACAGATCTAAATCGTTTGAAAGAAACAGTTTCTATGGAGGCGGACGGTAATCCTTTCTTAGTGCCAGCATTAACAGTTAGTATAGATTCCAGCGTCGCTGATGGTTATTATGTTATCGAAGAAATTAGTACTTCTATGTCCTCTGAAAATGGTTATACAATGCAGATGACCTTAACAACATACCCAGGAGATGTTTCGCCGGATGATAGAATTGATTATGGCACCGTTACTCCTACATTCACATATAATGTATCATTAGAAACAATCACGAGCGGTATACAAATTGCTGAGTTGTTTCTAGACGCGTCTAATGTATTTTCTTCTGCGCCGGTTACAAGTTATTTATGGACTAATAACTACGATTCACAAACCGCGTCTGGTCAATCAGCAATGATGTTCTTTAACCCAGCACCATCTGGTATGGATGTGACATTATATGTCACTGATGAACTCGGTGCGTCGGGAACCATTACACAACAAGTGCTTATCAGTGGTGCTGCATACGCGGGTGCGCGTATCCTATCATTTGCAGCGGGTACTTCTTGGTATGTTTCTCCCGATGCTGGATATACTTGGAATTCTGCTGAATTAGAATCAACAACAGTGGTACCCCCGATAGGCCCAACAAACAATACGCTTCGTCCTGAACCCCCGTCAGGTATTTTTACAGATGGTGGTATTGGTTTAATGGCAAATGGTGGCGCGTTTGGTGGGATATTATATACATCGAATGATTATTTGCAAACATCATTTCTTGATATAAAATATACAGATCCAATCAACACAATACAATTTATTTGGCAGAATGAAGGATTTCCTGAACGTGTGATGTTAGCACTTGGTAACGAGATAATTTTAACTGAGAACGCAGGTTCCAGTTGGATACCGATTGAAGCGCCGGGGGAGGTTTCATTCGTCCTTGAGAATCCAACACTGCCGGGTAATTTTGAAATTCTTGTTGGTAATAAAGTATACTGGTCAACTACTAGTGGTGAAGCTTGGGACGAAGTTTTAGCGGGTCCGTTGGGATCAATAGCTAGTTATTACACATCTGGACAGGATAAACATTGGGTATCTTTTACAGGTGTCACATCTGGCGCGGTTGTAAGAAGCGTAGAAGGAGATTCTATATTCTTCTCACAAAATGCTTCACCCAGTGGTTTATATGATGTATCATCAATTACTGCTATGACAATGGCAATCAATCGTCCTGAATTATATGTTTTTGACGATCGTGGCGGTGTATGGATTTGTCCTGTTGTTGGTGGTGACGCAAGATTCAGTTGTTTCTTGCCGGGAGAATATCCAAATAATGTAGCAAATCATGCAATACGCGATCCCGAGTTAGATATTGTGTATGTCGCTACCAATGGTGGCTTAGTTAAATATTTCCCATTAATGGGAAGCGGTATTGTGATGAAAGAATGCTTACCAGGTGAAGTTGGTTATATGGTTGGATATGATGGTACTCCTGGCAGGCGTGTAAAGGCTGAAATTATTGTTGGTACCGCTTCAGCAGAAAATACTCGCGACGGTATTTGGCATTATAAAGATGGTGCTTGGTTGAAAAAAACGCCACCCCTACCAGACATTAAATGGCAGATAGTTCGCGGTCGTCCTAAAAGCCCTGATCATTGGGTCATTCTCGGTACAAGTGGCTCTAGGAGATTGGATGATATTCCTTTTCCACCAACCAATTTACATATTTATGAGACGCTTGACGCAGGAGGAACATGGCAGGAGCTGGCGTTTAATTTTCCCGCGTTTAATCCTTGGTCGTCGTCTGAACCAATATTCACACTTGCAACCGTTATGGGTATGGAAATAGCTGAAGATGGTACTATTTATTTGTTTGGTGTGAGTGGTAAAGAAGATGTAAACTCAAATGGTACATTATGGGTTCGTACTCCTGGTACTGATTTCTTTGCTGCAAGGCTGTTAGCAACTGGTCCATTACCAGATGATGCGACAGAAGATTCCAATGTTGGTCAAATACATAATATATTTCTTGGAGAGGGTAGTAAAATTTACATTTTAGAGGGTGACAATGCCGGAACCAACACATATGGCGGATGGTTTATTTTGCCATCATGGTCGAGTAATTATACATGGACTACACCACGTAACAGAGTAGATCTTGGAGAATCTAGATCATTTGCAGCCGGTAGATTTGGAGATGTTAAATTAGAGACATTACAAATGTTTAGTCCAAATGAAAATGCCTTTGTCGGCCTCGGTGCGCGGAGCATGTCGGTTAACCCTAACATAGAGAATCAGGGTCTTGGAAATACGCTTCCATTCTGGACAGAGGGAAGAGATTACTCAGCAGGCAATAGTTATACAAAGGAGCCAAAGAATCCAGAGAATACAGGATTAGGATTCCTGCGTTCTATACAAATTGCTGAACATGGTATGTATTTAGCATCAGAAGGACTTGTGCCAGAAGAAGCCGGACTGTTTAAAAATACTGAATCTGATAATTTAACTATGGAATTTCTACCAGCAATTTATCCATTGAAGATTGTGTATAATATGAGATCTGGGAGGGGTTACAGAAAAAATGTTGGCGCGTATGTGAAAACCATCTCTTCCATAGATGGATTTTATGTAACAAATGACGGATTATCCTGGGGATTTGTACCTAATCCATCTGGCTGGGTTGACGGAGATTTTACGCAAGAGGGAGAAACAGTTTGGAGTAGTTGGGATATTGTAGAACGCGACGTAACGCCGTCTGGTATACTTCCAGTTGCACCATCTGGGTTATAGTTCCGCCGATTGGAAAATTGGTAATTGACAAATATATCGAGATCCTGTATAATATATTTGTGATTCGTTAAGAGTCATATGTATAAAATTTAAAAATTGAATAAAGAAGAGAAAAGAAATGGCGTTTGGAGATAGTTTAAAGAAGCCTGTTAAGGCAGAGGCACGGCCACTTGAGAGCCCATTTTTAAAGCTTGCAGGCACACAAACCACTATTCGTATTCGCGATGATGAAGAGTATAAATTTAGACAATATTGGATTCCAGTAAATATTGGAAACGGTGTTCGTGAAGATCGCCCTATTGTTGTTGAGGGATGGGATGGACCCATCGACCAGTATATGCGATCTCTTGGTGAAGATCACCCTGATTTCAAATTTGGTTCTAAGCAGTGGGCATTAAATGTTCTTGACAGAACTCCAGTTATTGAAATTGATGGAGTGGTTCATAGACCAAACCAGGATGGGCAGTTTAGTGTACGCGGCGTTCCTCGTGTTCTAAATCGTCCATATATTTTAAAGCAGGGTCCAATGCTTATGGAGCAGTTTGCGCTTCTTCATGAAAAGACGCGGAAGCGGTTCCCTGACAGCTCGTATAGTGATTTTCTCCCAATTCAGAGATTCGATGTTCTTATCAGTTCATATGGTACTGGAAGATCAACTAAGTACCAAGCACGTCCTGATTACGACATGGACCCTCTACCCTCTGAGTTAGAAATGTTACCGCGTTATAACATGTCACGCGTTATTCGTCCAATGCCGCATGATGCGCAACAGGCGTTACTCGATGGTGAGGATTATACAGAGGTAATGAAGACTTTGAACTGGGAACCCGTTCGTCCACTCTGGACATAAAAGAAAAAATGGGTCAAAATATGAACTCTGAAAAGAAGACTGCGAAAGTGTTTAGTGTCCAAGCTATTGTCATTAAAGCTGGGGAGAAAAAGCAATATACTGCTGACTATGTTCTTGGTTGGTTTGATGACCCAGATGCTTCACACCAGACACGATTTTGCCGCTCCAAGAATGTGGAGTTTGATACGAGGGAGGAGTTAGTTGCAGAGATGTGTGACACAGCCAAAACATCTATGAAATTTAACTCGAACAGAAAAGATGTAACTGCAGAAATGTTGTCTCTACAACAGGAGTTTCTTTACAAAACGATTGCATTGGAATCCTAAAAAGGTTTGGGAGTATATATTTTAAATATGTGCTCCCATCTCTTTTTTTTTTTATGGAGGAATCAAAATGTCGAGAGTCGATATTGCAGACGAGCTGGAGGTTATGGTAGATTTTAATCCATGCCGTGAATTCGATTTACATCGTGAGAATCACGAGATACCAAACACTGAGGGTAGAACATTCAGAGTAACAGCTTTGAGTATAAGAAAGCTGTTGATATTCAATACACCGAGATATCAAGCTAAATATACCATTGAATTTAGAGATGCAGAAGATGTGAGCCATTTTTCTAAATCTTGTATTGTGGATAGTGAGGGGGAATTATTATTACATATACAGAAAACCTGTGATAATATTGCTGAGACTAGAGCAATGATTGATAGAATAGTGGGTATGAATTTTATATCTAAAATTGACAACGCGGCGTAATTGTTATATAATTTATTTTGTTATATGTACAAGCTGAGGTAAATATGTCTGTAATTACACTGGAATATTGTCGTGCAAATATAACAAAACGGAGTGGTGGGGCTTGGTATAAATGTCGGTGTCCAGAATGTTTTGGCAATGATCTCGGTGTAACTGAGCATAATATGAAAGCGTACTGTTATGAATGTGGTTTATTTGCATTTCTAGGAGATACGCCGAGGGATTATCAATCATCGAGAGAGTTAGATATCAATGGAATACGTGATGTATATACATCACTTACAAACTATTATGTTGAAAACCTGAATATTACCTCGCGCGATTATTTACACAATCGCGGTATGGATGATAATATAATAAATATTTTTAAGCTTGGTTATTGTCCATCCACAGGATTGCCCATTTATCAACAGGCAATCGCAAAGGATGCTGGAATCGCCACATGGAGTGGGCAACCTAAATTTTCAGATCATATTACTTTTCCATATATTAATGATGGCACTGTTGTTGACCTACGAGCGCGCACGCTCCTCAGTACTGAGGAGTTCAAATATAAAAGCCCAAGTAATCGCGCGTCGGATAGGGGTGCAATATATCCGTTTAACTGGTCACGCGGGCTGAATAAAGCAATGGATAAAAGTTATATCGTTATTACCGAGGGCGAGATCAAGGCAATACTTGCCGATGTACATGATATACCCATCGTTGCATTGCCAGGTATTAAATCAAATCGCCCCGGTTTAATATTACCTTCTCACATTGTGCCTATTATCATTTTTGATTCAGATCGTGATCCTATACAACGATCACGTGTTGATCGTGCAATTATACAACTCGGGTTAAAATTAGGAACAAACAGTCGCGTTGGCACGTTGCCACTTTTCGATGAAAACAAAATGGATATCGATGCTTTTATTCTCCATCCCAGGGGTGGATTTAACAGACTAAAGAGTATTATTGATAATTCAATTGATTTATCTCTATATCGACAGATAAGGAAATTTTAAATGAATGAGGAACTGCGAATTTTACTAGCACAGTTTAATACATTTTGCAATCGCGTAGTTTGGTCTGGAGATCGCAGCGATGAGGACACGTTGAGCCATCTCGATTTTGTTATTTGGCAGGCCCAGCGACGCGTACTAGATCTTTTGGCCTGCACGGATAAAAATTTTGAGCAGAAGTGTGTAGTTCTTTCACAAATTGTCGAAGAGTTATTTGATTCTATCATATAGAAAACTTCATAAATTAACAACGGAGTGTAAAAATGCAATTCATTATCACAAATGATTTAATTGATCTTCTTGATAAGTATCAGAAATATTGTGACTTGTGTGATAGAGAAGTTTTGTATAAGGATAATCATTATATTTTTGAAAGCTCTTTGAATGATTACAAAGAGATAGTTAATATAATTATTGATCAAGAATTGTCAGACGATATTAAAAATATAAAACTTCAAGATTTTTTACGTAATAAATCCAACGATTTAGAAGAGAGATGGCTCGATTACATTGAAGACAATGATTACGAAGAGGTGAGCGTATGAGAATAGGGACTAAAAGTTTGTTATTTGGTTATCATCAGTTTATTCTACATCCAATTTTTGTTACAATGGCTTGGAAGAAGTTATACAATCGATGGCCCTCTTTTAAAGAGCTGTGCGGAATCATTGTACATGATTGGGGATATTGGGGAAAGTGCGACATGGACGGCGCTGAAGGAGAAACACATCCTGAATTAGGTGCATATATTATGCAGCGTCTTTTCGATCCGTGCGAGAATGGAATATATAAACAAGATACTTGGAAGAATTTTTCACTGCATCACTCAAAACGTTATGCTGATAAATATGGAGATGCGCTTTCTGAATTATACTGGCCTGATAAATATAGTTTTGTCCTAATGCCAAATTGGCTTATAATTTTGGCAGATAAGCTGACACATGAATTTGATGAATATAGATCTGTTGAACAGCCAATAACTGGTACTTATAAAAGTGATAACTTGTCGGATTATATTGATTATGTTAAAATAAAAACATTTGATATGTTGAAAAAGAAGTTTGATTTTTTAAAGGATTAAATTACTATGTATGATGAGGCTGCGGAATATCGCTTGCTCGGATATATCCTAGATCATCCAGGATACGTGTTCAAAATAAACGCGGTTTTATTTACAGGTGATCGCAGACAATTATTCATTTCAATGCGTGAGGCGTATATTAAATATGGAGAACTGAGTAGTGAGGGGATAGAATCTTTTTATAAGCGTTCATTACCGGGTGCTTTAGAGGCAGCTCGTGGTGTGGCGAGTGCGAATGCATTACTGGATAAATTAGTCAATTTAGCACGCAAGAGACAGCTTGCTGATGTTGCAGAAAAGGCTGCGCAACTGGCAAATTCAGACTCATTCACTCGCGCAGATGTTGATTCTATTATTAATATTAATCCAATTACTGTTGAAGAAGATAGTAGTATTGTAAATGGCGTCTCACTCTTTGCAGCAGATCTACACAGGAAAATACGCGGTCAGTATGAATTTATTGGAACGGGTATTCCCTTTTTAGAAACGCCTTTCGGTAAAGAATACCCTCGGAAAGCTGTAACTGTAATTGGTGGAAGACGAGGCGGAGGGAAAACAGCATTCTTGATTCAGAGTGCGCTTGGATTAGCTCGGAATGAACATCCTGTATTGATTTTCTCTATCGAAATGCCAGCAGAGCGCTTGGTGTCACGCATGGCCGCAGCTTCTACTGACACCAATAACATGGATTTACGTACAGGAAAAGTAACCCCTCAGCAATTAGAGAAAATTAACGAAGCTATTTCGGATATACAAACACTGCCCATTTACATCATCGATCGAACACGTATTAACGTTGATGAAATGGTGCGTCAAATTTATATCCATAAGGAGTTATACGGTATTAAGGCGGTGTTTGTTGATTATCTACAAATCATTGCTTTCTCTGGTGAGAATCGAAGTATTGGATGGGCAGATGTGTGCCGTGATCTTAGAGATGCTGCTAAAGAGCTAGATTTAGCAGTTATTATGCTGGTACAACTGAATGATCAGAATGGTGTATTTTGGTCTTCAGAAGTAGAGCAAGTGGTTGATACATTTGTGATTATCGAAATGGATCAGAATGATATTCGTGATGAGATGCGTAATTGTACATTTAGATTTTCTAAAAATCGTGATGGTCCCCTCGGAAATTATCCAGCGATTTATGAGCCGCGTTATTTACGTTATTATTAAAGGAGATTGTGGATGTACTACGCATATGGGGATATTTGGAATAGTGATGCTAGTTGTTTTATAGTTATGACAAATGGTGTGGTGCGAGAGAGGATAATCAGTACACACAACGATGCTCGGGGTGGCACGCGTCATAATTGCTATTATGAATTAGTTATGGGGAAGGGTACTGCAAAACAGGCTGTTGATAAATATCCAGAGCTTTCAAGACGTGCTGGAAGCTATATTCATGTAAATTATAAACCGCATTTTATTGATGTATATGAATATGGATTTTTTGCACTTCCTGTTGAAGAAAGCGAATCTTATATTGGCTTGTTTCAAACCAAATATCATTGGCGAGAGTCTTCATCAATGCTACTGATAGAATACAGCGCAAAATGTTTAGCGAGTTTTGCTTCAGACAATACTTCTATGACATTTGCTATGCCGGTTCCTGGTGTTGGATTAGGAAGGTTAGAGGTAACTCCAGTGCTTAATATACTTGCTAAGATTTTACCAGATAATGTATATGTGTATCAATATGCAGATGGAATCGAAACCACTCCAGAAAGATATGTGATAAGATGAGTACAATGAATTGGCGATTATATATACCGTATACAAATGATTTCGATACATTTCTAAAATGTTATAATAGCATTGCTGACGACATTGATCCGCGTAATATTGAGATTGTTTATAATGGTGGTCCAGAGAATCGCAAGGAATATCTTAATAGTTTTACACTTGAGTGGATCAGGCGTCAGAGTTATTGCTGGGAAGCTTGTTATAACGTTTCATTACCATTTTCTTGTGTAATGAATGTGTTACAGCAAAATGCAGAAATGGATCATTTAGATTTTTACCTGTGGGCTCACAGTGACTGTCTTGTGAAAAACAATGCGGCATCGAGATTAGTCGAATACATACATAATATTGAGGACCGGCAATCCTGGGGTGTTGTGTTCACATTTTATGATATTTTATGTGGTGTGAATATGCATGCAGTTCGTGCTGTTGGTCCGTGGGATCAAAGATTGTACCAATATTTCGCTGATAACGATTGGTATCATCGCGTGAGATTAGCAGGATTTTCAACGTTAGACAGCGGTCTTGGTGCTGATATTGAGCATATGAACGGCGGATCAAACACATTAAAGAAATCCAGTGTTGTGAATCAACGCGCAAATTACTGCCACCACGGTTTACAAGAACAGTATTATATTGCAAAATGGGGAGGACGCTCAGGCCACGAAACATACAATACACCATTTAATATTTAAGGAGGGGAAGGATGTCATTTGAGGAAGATCGTAAACAGGCAATTCGTATGAGAAACGCGCAGAATAGAGCGCGTGCAAAGACCATGGAGCGTAATATTGCAAAGTTATTGCGCGGACGCCGTCAGCCATATTCTGGAGCAGGTGTGGATAAAGGAGATGTGCGTGTTCCTATTACAGCCGATGGTTTTGACCGAAGGTTTTATTTAGTAGAATGTAAAATAAGCTCACAGATTTCTGATGGAGTGCCAAGAATTTCTTTTCCATTTAAATGGATACGTAAGATTACTGATGAAGCTGTGCAATTAAATGCAGAATTTGGCGCGGTGGTGATTCAATTCCTCGGAAGTCGTGATTATTATTTTATACTTCCCTGGGAGTTATTTGCTACAGATGCGGTAAAGATTTATCATGAGATTTCATATCCTGATAAACGGAGTTACTTATTGAAGAAGAATAAGCTTGTAGATATTTTAAAAAGTGCTGATGCTCTCGTGTTAGCAACAGATATGGGACGGTTTGTTATTTGTGATCATCGAGTTTTTAACGAATGGCTTGAGGAGAAATATGCGTATAGAACTCTATCTGAGTGATGCAGTAGAATTTCTTGAAACACGTGGAAATGAGACGGTGGATCTGGTACTTACAGATCCACCGTACAATGTTTCAAGAAAGGGTTCAAAGCTTGTGACCATCGACAACGGTGTAAAGCGGTATATCAGTCTAGATTTTGGTGAATGGGATTATAATTATGACCCCTCGTTATTTCTCGCACACGTACCGCGTATATTAAACCAGTTTGGAAGCCTTATTGTTTGGACCAGCGAAGAATTATATGGAGTGTATCGAAAATGGGCCGGCGAAAATATGTGTCCAAAACAAATGCTTGTATGGGAAAAAACCAATCCCATTCCTCAATTCAGAAAAACCGCGTACCGGCAGGCAACTGAGATAGCTATGTGGGCATCAAAGACAAATAAAATGGGTAATAATTTCACTTTTGGACGCCAGGAAGATATGAAGAATATCTGGAAACATCCCATTACAGGAGGTAAAGAGCGAATCTCTGACGAAAATGGTGTTCGTCATCCTTCACAGAAACCATTGTCTATCGTTCAAGCACATGTCACAACACACTGCCGCGCTGATGGTCTTGTTGTTGATCCTTACGCTGGTACTGCCACAACAGCTATTGCCTGTCTCAGAACCGGACGCAATTTCTCGGGTTGCGAAATAAGTGAAAAGTATTATAATATGGCGGTAGCACGTATACGTTCGGAAATCGATCGTGTTGAATGCGATATTGAATTTATTACAAGTTAATCAACGAGGAATAAGTTAATGAGCGTGCGAAAAGGTTTAAAAGAAAAAGCCTCATATTATGAGAATATGTTTGCAGGATTGTTAAACAAGAAAGTGGAAGTGCGTTATAAGGAAATTGTGTTCACTACAGTGCTTAACCATGTACGGTTGGGGAAGGGAGGAGTTCACAGTGTAACGAAATTTTTAGAAGCAAATAAACGTACTGATGAGAATGGTAAACAATACACGCCCCCATTTATTGAAATTGGGTGTGACGATGGTTTATTGTTCTTCGTGATTGAAGATATATTAGATTCTAAAATTTATGTTGGGGGTGTTGCGCTGGTGATCGGTGGCACACGCATTTCATTTTCTGAAGTGTAGAAGGATCGAAAGATGATTTTGATTGACGATATAAATAAGTTATACGATTGTGCTGATCATTTATTCTTTTACGGAGGTCCTGTATTTTTTGATACTGAGACAACAGGTCTTGATCCCTACACAAATACATTAACATTACTACAACTATATTTTGATGATACCTCATATATTGTTGATTGTAGCAAATTCAATCGCGCGCAATTACAAGTGTTAGCTGAGAGGTTGATTCGTACTAAAGACGAAGGGCCAATTGTTGCACATAACATGACATTTGATTGGCAGCAAGTATATCATCACCTCGGTGTAGCAATGCCGCGAGTTTATTGTACGATGATAGCTGAACAGGTGTTGAAAGCCGGTATCAGTGATTATGGCTTTAGCCTTGCCGACGTAACGTACCGCCGTATAGGCGTCGAGCTGGATAAAACCGTGCGTGATAAATTTATCTCCGGGGAGAAGCTTTCAGAAGACATGCTTGTCTACGCATCGCGAGATACAGAGGTTCTTAAAGAGATTTACTCACAGCAGTTGAAGGAAATTAAACAGGAGAAACAAGAACGTGTAATTGAGTTAGAATGCGGAAACATTCCCATCACCGCGCGTATGGAATATAATGGGATTTGTGTTGATCGCGAACGTATGGAATCTGCTATTCCTCCAATTAATAATCTTATCGATCGATCATTCCAAGCAATACAAAATACTGTTATTAGAAATGGATTGGCGGATGGAATTTTGTTTTGTCGAGATGGTATTATTGCTGTAAACCCAAACAGTCAACCACAAATGCTGTCCATTGTTAATGGAATGGGCATTGATGTTGAAACATTGGACAAAAAAGATTTGACGAGTTGGGATGGAAATTGGGCACTCAGCAATAAGGATAAAGTTGTAGATGATATGTTCATCGAGGATGAATTTAATGAGGGCGACGAAGAGCTACATCTCGGCTATGCGCACCCGTTCTTAAAACTTTACTCGGTGTTTAAAGCCGCGAATAAGATTCGTGGTACATATCTACTCGGTATTCTGGAAAAGATCAATCCAGTGACAGGAAAAATTCATCCGAGATTTAGTCAATGTGGTGCAGTAGCAACGGGTAGGCGCTCATCTTCAAATCCTAATTTTCAAAATATGCCAAATAAAGATAAGCTTACAAATCTTGGACTTGGTAACTATGATATTCGCTCAATGTTTGTGGCGCCGAAAGGTTCCAAGTTTATTATCTCGGATTATTCTGGTATCGAGCTTGTCATTCTTGCGGCTTGGTCTGGAGATGAGAATCTTCGTGAACAAATCATGCATGGCGATATTCACAGCTTTGTGGGCAATAGTTTAGAGCGGGAAAAAATTATTGATATAGTTGGTGATTTACTTAATAAAGAGACTAAGGAAATCATGCCCGGTAAGCTTATTAGGAACGAATTTAAGCGCGTCAGTTACGGCGTGGTATATGGAAGTACTGGATTTAATTTATACAAAACTTGTGCCCTTCCATTGTATACAGTTGGCATGCAAATCACGCGGAATGACGCAGATAGATGGGTCAATGATTGGCTTACACGATTGTTTCCAAAAACAGGACAGTTTCTAGATTCTAATGCTCGTAAAGCCATTACACAATATTATACTGAAAGCGTTATAGGTCGCAGACGAAGATGGACTCCAGATATTCGCTTGAGTAAGAAACGATTGTTCGCTGCACAGCGAGAGGGTAAGAATCAGCCTATTCAGAGCAGTTCAGCTGATATGACGAAACTTGCTGAATATATCGTAGACAGCCGCTTGGACAGTCGGTATGCGCACATTGTGGCAGTTGTGCATGATGAAATTATTGTAGAAGCGCGTGACGAATATGTGGAAGAGGCTGCAAAGATCACCGGTGAAGGTATGGAAGAGGCTGGTTATACACTATTTCCAGATCTTCCTATTGGAATGATCAAAGCCTCTCCAAAAATCAGCACGCGTTACGACAAATAAGCCAGAGTATTGACAAATAAGCTGCATTATGTTACAATTTTATATAAATAAAGGGATATAAAAAGGAGTATATATGGTAATTGTCACGCGTACTGTGAAGAATGTCGAGGAAGCAGATTTATTTATTAAACAGATTTGTGAATGGTATGGTCTCAAATGTAAAATGGGAGGATTTCCATTTTCTCCCAGTTCAATGATTAACGTTGTGTGTCAAATTCCAACATCATCCGACGAGGGTGATGATATCCTTGTTACATTTAGCACATTTCACTCATCAAAATATCTTGCATAGGGGAGAAAAATGCGAGCATTTTATAAGTTCCGTATTATTAAAGAGCCAAATGCAGCTCATTGTACACCCGAGCCTATAGCCTTCATGTATATGGGAGATTCTTTATATTACGCAACGCGTAGATTAGTAAAGGATATGTGTAAGAGTTTCGTGCGCGCGTATGTTAAAAAAGGTTTATTTTTTGTACCGCCTTCTAAAGAGGATAAATGTATTTGTACAAAATTAATACGCACCGGGCCACTTAGTTTTGATCTGACATATATAATGCAAAGTAATAAGATTTATACGAGATCTATTTTCTGCGATATTTCACGGAGGGATTACATTGAGTAAAGAGCTTTTACTTAAAAAATTCAAGGATGTACTAGACGCGGCGGATAAGCCGCATCCTCGCTACCGCGATCGTGAAAGATCGCGTTTTCCAACCGGTATATTGTCATTAGATATTGCTTTAGAAGAGATTGATGGATTACCAAGTGGTAGAATTGTACAGCTTGTTGGTGATACTGGATCTGGTAAGTCTACTGTTGCTCTTAACTTCATACGCGCGCGACAAGCGTTATCTCCAGATGAATATCAATTGTACGTTGACTTCGAGCGAACTTTTACACCAGAATATGCAGCAATAAATGGAATAAATCTGGAAAATTTAATCGTCGCGCGACCTGACACAACAGAGCAGGGCTTTGACATTGCAATGACATTTATTGCTGAAGAGGTGGGGAAACTTATTATTATTGATAGTGTTCCCGCTGCTGTACCCTCTAGTGAACTTGGTAAGGGTTTTTCTGACAATCAGAAGATGGCTTCCACTGCATATATCGTTGGCCGCATGATGCGCAACATTAATCCATTTCTGGACAATAATGATGGTTTCTTAGTTCTTATCAATCAGTATCGCGCAAATATGAATACATTATCTCCTGAAACAAAAAAGCCAGCTGGTGGATTCGCAGTAGAGTATTACCCGTCATATCGCATCGACACTGTAAAAATCAAAACAGAGGATGATAAAGTAATAATTCAAGCCACAACGCGGAAGAATAAAAGTGGCGGGTCATCGCGCAATCGCGCGGAATTCTTTATTACTTACGGAACTGGAGTGGATCACAAATCCGATATTCTAGCACTGGCGTTGCGTTATGATATCATTGCAAAAAGCGGATCATGGTATCGTTATAATGATCTCAAAGCGCAAGGTGTAGATAATGCTGGAAATATTTTTCCAATTGAGGAGATTTACAGTTTAGTACTAGAAAGAGTTAAAAATGACAGTACTTGCTGATAATTTTGTTGATTTAGTTAAGAATCTGTCCAATAATGATTTATACATCCTTCGTCAAGTTTTTTCACAAGCACAAGAAAGTGTGGACAGTTTAAATGATATTTCGCAACGTTATAATTATTTCGATTATAGCAGAGACCAATACAATTTTATGAAATTTCTTAGTGAAGAAGAGCTAAATCGATTCTTAAATATGGAAAATATAATTCAGGAAGAAGTAAATCAGAGATGTCATGGATAATTAATTTGAGGAGAGTATATGAATTGGTTAGAATTACCAGACCCCCTCGAAGCGCGTGAAAAAATTCTAGCTTTTGCCGAAGCTAAAACCCAGCTCAAGATTGCTCAGCTTGAGTTACAAAGAGTTCAGGAGCGAATTAAGAAAGAACGGCCTCGTGACACTGCGTCGCGTATTATTGGGTATGATGAAACATCCTCTAGAGAACTAGAGCAGTTATTTGATGCTGAAATCAATGCACAACGTAATTACAATATCTTAGAAGCGGAGTGCAAGTTTCTAGATTATTGGAAAGACATGGCACGCACTGCCACATACCAACAGAGATAACTATGAACATCATTGTAAACAGCTATTATCCAGATGCACTGTGCGGTGAAGACGCGGTGCGTGTGGAACTTTTAATAGATGGGGAAATTGTGATGGAAGGAGATTTTTATCACAACCATATTCAAGACCGCATTAAAGGATTTATGCAAGCAGTTGAATATCTTCATGGTAAAGGCATAATTAAAGGTTATGATTTTAAAGCTTTTCGCAAACCAAATTTTGATGAGAAAATAGATTGTTATGGTCACGATAGTGTGGGAGGTTTAGTAACAGATGAGCGAGTCGTCATTGATAACTCTCTCCGCGAGTAAGATTAAAGTATTTTCAGCATGTCCAAAACAGTTCTATTATTCGTATGTGGATAAACGAGAATCACCGAAAACCACAGCACTTATTTTAGGAACTGCAGTACATCGATCGATTGAAAAGTACTACAAAGAGGATGCTAACCCTCTTGATGTGTTTATCGATACCTGGAATAAGGAACATGAGGAGAATAATTTATTGCCCGATACGCGGGAGTATGGATGTGGTATTAAAATGGTAACGGGTTATGATTATGAAAAACGTAGGCCGGTTGAGAATGAGCTAGAATTTATTATTCCATTCCCTAGCCCAAATAATGCGCTGTGTCAAATACGTGGATTTATCGATCAGGTATACGAGAATGGTTTTATTGATTTAAAGACGGGTAAATTTCAGCCGAAACAGGGTGTTCTAAACAACGATCCGCAGTTTATTGTATATGCGCAGGCGTTTAAACAATTAATGGGCTATGATCCAGAAGTGGTTTATTGGCATCATTTACGAACATCAAAAGATATTTTTGCTGATGTTATATCTGAAGAAAAAATTGATAATGTAACACGGCTAGTGGAACGAATACTCGACGCGGAAATAACAGGTATTTATGATAAAAATATTGGTATGGTCTGTTCCTATTGTTCATACAGAGAGCCATGTCTGGGACGCTCTGATTAGTATTGAGGGATAATAATAAAATGGCTGGATATATAAAGGAATTGTTACATGATGTTTTTGACGAAAAATGTGATATACACACCCGTGTTGATTTAATAGGTACAATAACAGCATTGTACCGATCTGGGCAACTAACATTTGACCAAATATTATGTTTGTGGTATTATTATAGTGGTTATTCGGTTAACGAACTGAATTTAAGATTCCCCGCTGCGAAAGAATTACTCATCGCGGCGTTGGGGTTAATAGAGGATAAATCTGGCTATAAAGATGAACAATTTCTAAATTCAGCCTTTAAAAAATATCCAAAATACATAGCGAATGCCCGCGCGTATCAGAGAAGAATAATTCGATATGGAAGAATTTTTGAATAGCAAAATTGAATAACGAAAAATGGAACGGCATAACATTGAGGAGATATTTCAATTGAACACGGAGAACGCTATCCAATTATTTTCTGGTAAGCCGTTTTGGCCGCTTAATCCAGAAAATGGAAGTTTCAGTATTGTAGACATTGCTCACGCGCTTAGTAATTTGTGTCGATACGGAGGTCACACGCGTCGCTTTTACAGTGTGGCCGAGCATTGTTACCACGTATCATTATCTTGTTCTCCTGAAAATGCATTGTGGGGTTTACTGCACGATGCACCAGAAGGTTTAGGACTTGTAGATCTTCCAAGACCTGTTAAAATAGCAATGGGTGATTTTTATAAAAGATATAAAGAGGCCGATGAGGCGATATTGCGAACCATTGCACGGCGTTATAATCTAGATTATCCTATACCGAGAGAGGTTCATGAGATTGATAACAGAATTTTACTTAATGAGCGCTGTGTTGTGATGCATGAGCCAAAATTCATTTGGCATAATATGGATAAGTTAACACCATTGCCAGATGTTGAAATCATGGGATGGTCACCCGACGTAGCTATGCTAAACTTTATTGAGAGATTTAATGAGCTTATTATCATTAAGCTTGTGGAAGAAGCTGGAATTTTATGATTATTGCATTTACCGGACACAGGCCGAATAAATTAGGTGGTTACGGAGAAACATTACTAATAACCTCTCTACGCGCTGTGATTAAAAATATATTTTTAACCTATAAACCAGATTATATTATCACCGGAATGGCATTAGGTGTTGATACCATTGCTGCAGAGATATGTCTTGAGTGTAAAATTCCATATATCGCAGCCATTCCTTTTGTTGGTCAGGAAAGCCGATGGCCTGCACAGAGTCAAAATCATTATAGAGATCTTTTGAAAGAAGCATCTTCAGTTATTGTAGTGAGTGATGGAGGTTATTCAGCAGAAAAGATGCAGATTCGTAATAAATTTATGGTTGATCATGCTGATATGCTAGTCGCGGTTTGGGATGGCACAAGTGGAGGAACTGCAAACTGTATCAATTACGCACGCAGCCTGAAAAACAAATCTATTTATTTTATTCGTATAAAAGATGGAAAAATTGTTAGTTTACAACCGTAACAACATATAAGGAGTTTACACATGATTGTGTGGGATAAAAACAAAATAGAATATGCAATTTCAGTTTACGATGATCAACGCGCTATTGATGATGCAGGAGCATGGTCTCGGTCTGCACAAGAATTATCATCACATTGGAAAACCTCTATTTCCAGTGAGCAATTACGGTCCGCCGTTCGTCGATATCGGAGACAAATCGGAAGAAATGCTGTCGAAATAAATAACACCCCCTCAGTAGAACGCGAAGTGGTTATTGGCTTGCTCGGTGATACTCATCTTTGCTCTAACTATGAGCGAATTGATATGTTAAATGATCTATATGATCGTTTCTCCCGAGCAGGCGTGTGTTCAGTGTTTCACACTGGTAATTATATTGATGGTGAGAGTAAATATAATATGCACGATGTTCACGTACATGGTCTTGATAATCAGGCTGCCTATTTCGTTCGCACATACCCTCAGCGCGAAGGAATTACAACATATTATATTGATGGTGACGATCATGAGGGGTGGTACACTCAGCGAGAAGGCATCGTCATTGGTGAATATGTTGAATCAAAAGCCATTCGCGAGGGGAGAAATGACTTAGTATATCTTGGGTACATGGAACGCGATGTGTACATCGATCGGGAAAATCGAGCTGGTATACTTCGTGTACTCCATCCCGGAGGAGGTTCTGCTTATTCATTATCGTATACAGGGCAGAAGATCATTGATGGTTATCGATCTGAGGAATTGCCTCAGATTCTTGCATATGGTCATTATCACAAAGCATCGTTTGTGCCAAACTATCGTGGTGTTTGGCTGATACAGACAGCAACAACACAAGAGCAGACACCGTTTATGCGTAAGAAGAGATTAGTATGCGATCTCGGCGGCTGGATCTGCCGCGTTGCGTTTGCGGATAAAAATATTATCTCTATTTCTGCAGAATATATTTCTTATCCAATGTCTCAATGGTCATATAAAACTAATATATTTTAATCTTATTTCTGCTTTGCGCAGAAGAAAACCTTCAGATGTAATTCTTTATCTGAAGGTTTTCTTTTTGTCACAGTGGCTATTTCATAGTTTGCATATAGTTTGCATTATATATGTGTCTGATGTATAATACACGTATGTTTACGAACGGCGGGTCGTACAGAGGAGGCTAGAAATGCCAAGGAATTTTTCTGCTACCATTCGTTTGATTGATATGCAGAATGGATCAATCTGCCAGTCGTTTCATTTTTCTGATCTTGTATGTCGAGAAGTAATGTCGCAAAATATTGCAGGTATTAATAGGTTGTTCTGCGCAACTCAGTTTGCGATTAAACAGAGTCCAGAGTTGAAAAAGGCTGTGGACAGGCTTAAGGCTGATCTTGTAAACCAAGACGCTTATGACTATTATTACGCGTATACTAATAGTACTTCCATTACAATGTCGGATATGTTATTGATGTATTATGTGATGAAGAAATTTTATACATATGATTTTACTGTAAAATTTACCAGCGCTGTTAGTAACACAGTAGCAAATGATAATCTACCACATTTTGTAAACAGTTATTTTAAATCCTCTGTTTCTGTAGAGAACACTGGTAGTGATGATATTTTTAGCCCAAACTCTAATCCAAACTCCAACATTTATCAATTTCGTTTCAGCGGTATCGATGCTTATGATTGTGCGTTGTGGTCAATTTTGTACGTGCGTCTGGCAGATTACAGTAATTCAATATCAAGCTCTAATTCCCCGCCGCTCACAAATATCTTGGAATTGATGAAAAGTTATACACAAACCGGATCATTGTGGTATCTACCATGTGATGCAGAACGGCACGTCACTGCATGGACCGCGAGATTAGCTCGGTGGTCCTCTGGGCTAGACACAAACATCGATCCAATGTTATATATGTACGGAGATGGGTCTATGGGTTTGTGGCTCAGCGATCGTCCTTTTATGAAAAGATGGTTCTATGTATTTGATGAAATGGATTATTGGGATAGCTATTTCTCTGAATATGATACGGAGATAAAACCTTTGATGCGCGCGGGTCTCTATCTGTAGATCGAAATAGACGAGAGGGAGCCGATCGATGGTAAACTATTCACTCTCTATTAAAAACACATTCGGAAAATGTATTTTTCAGAGAGATAACCTCAGCTGTCGTGAGCTTGCTCTACGCGCGATCGACAGCGATTTACAGGATGGCGCGAAATCTTCAGTTTATACAGCTGATAATTTTCTCAATAATATTACGTATAAACTTGATACTGCTTATGATCTGAATTTTTTAAGTCATTACAGTAATGATGGTTTAAGCCTTACGGGTTTTGCTTTGCAGGTGGCTGATTCTGTAGTTAATCATAATGATACCAAGCAATTATTCAGAATGTTTTCTGCCGAGAATCATAATTACCGTTCCTATAGCCCTGCGGATATAGGAGATGTGGTGTTTGATATATCTTTTGAAGTAACTCACATTTTGCCGCCCGAAGTATTCAATGCGTTCTTACAACACAGTTTCTCGTTGTTCAAAAGCCGCATTGACAATATTTACTCAATCACTGGACATATGCACAAAGATGTTAATGAATCCTTGTTTAAGATCTCCGGTGATCGATATAATATATCTATTTATGCATCATTTGATAATGCTATAAAGGCGTATTGGTGGATTGTGCCAGCATATCGCGCTCTTATAAATATTGTGTGTTCAAATAATGATTGGTTTAATGTATTGGGCAGTATTAACACTGATTTGAATTATTTTAATTATCTCTCATCAAGTCCTTATTTTCAGTATTATTGGAGTGTATGGGAAGAAGAATGGCATTCAATGGATGCAACTTTAATTCTAGCTGAACATGGGATCATGGATGGACTCCGTTCCGAGATTCCGCTTTTGAGCATCGATTCGCGCATCACATATGCAATGCGTAGTAAAGTTTTTATGAATCTTGTCGAGCAGCTCTTAGAATTTGTATACAATATTATGTATCGTGCTAAATCTTCAGGAATGGAGGATTTTAAATCTTTTGTCCAAGAGATTTTGAATATTGGAATCGTGCAAGACCACACGCGGTGTGTTGACTATTTTATTGCAACTAGCAACAGTTTGTTTAAAACTCAGTTTTGTGAAATTATAAGAAATTGGTTGTGTCATGTTGAAAGAGAATTAAATGTTCCTACTATACAATAGATCAAACGCGCTGCGAAGAATGGCGCGTGAATTAGATGTTTCATGGGCGTCTCTTCCGCGTTTTAGATCAAAGCCCGGCAATCATCGAATGAGTATTTGTGTGAATTGGGGATGCCGGTCGGATTTTACAACATTACGCGATGTACAAGGTCGTAATATCTTAAATAGAAACATTAACGTCGCTGTGTCCAAGCGACGTTCATTTCGGGCATTTACGGACGCTAATATTAGATGTCCACCGTTTACCACAAATTCATCTAATATTCAGGCGTTGTGCCAGCGATTCAACGCAACGCGTTTTTTGGCACGGCGAGATGGGTTATCCGGTGGAGATGGTATTCAGATCTGCGAGGCCGACGGTGAGATTCCCAATGCGGATTTTTACACACCGCTTTTGAATGTACATCGAGAATACCGAATCCATGTTTTTCAAGGCCGCGTACTCGCACAGCAACAAAAAATTATTCCTAATAATTGTCACACACCTATTCATAATTACGCACAAGGCGGATGTACATTTGAGTTGAGTACTAATACAATGGGTTTGCGCGAATCACGACATGCAGAAGCTGTTGACATGTCAATCCGCGCTGTAGCTGCTGTAGGTTGTGATTTCGGAGCGGTGGATTTGATGCTAGTTCTGGATAGCGACGGTAATCGTGCAATGTATATTCTAGAGATAAATACTGCCCCAGCTTTACGAACACCAACTCTGTACGATCTTTATAAATCAGCCTTTCGAGAGTTTGTTGAATAAGGAGCATTTTCTAATGACAACCCCAATTTATATTTTCGACTCCAATAATGGCTGTATGACTTTTAACTTTCCTCATATTGTACACATTGACACGGCGTCACACGACGAGGATTATATCCGAGCCACAATGTCGGCGTATCTTGACAAACCATGCTTTCTCCTTCTAGAAGGCGGGGCGGATATTAATCCAAAGATTTATAATCAAGAGAATCGACGGTCATGGTTTAATGATTTTCGGGATGCTAGAGAGATATTGCAAGTTAAAGTTGCAGAAGAGCTTGGTATTCCGATTATGGGAATCTGTCGCGGCCATCAACTCTTGGCAGCGTTGCGCGGTGGCAATCTGTACCAGGATCTGGATGAGGCAGGTACAGACCATGACGGAAGGCATGATGTAATGTGTACAGGGGATGAAGGTTTTATAGCGGCAATGCTGGGAATACGGAACCGTGTTAACTCCCTACACCATCAGGCGGTGAATGTAGTTCCACAAAATGCCAGAGTCATTGCACGATGTTCAACTGACAATGTAGTAGAGGGTTTGATCTACGACGATGCGTTAACGGTGCAATGGCATCCAGAACTAATGGGCCATCGCGCGCTGTTTGACTATTTTGTGAGTAATTTTGTAACAAGATCGCTTCATTCTCGTATGAATATGTCACAGAGCGCATCAATCGCGTTTCAAATCCCTGCAGATTTCTCTGCAGTAGAGATGGAATAACTGTGTACAACAATAATGGACCAGTGCGATACGGACTGGAGATTGAAATCGAGGGAGCTGGTCGAACACTCCTTGATAATATTAATGACTTTGGTATTATTCGTTGTCGTCTTGGCGACGATGGTTCTATCAGAAATCCAGTATTTTCTGTTGATAATTTAACCATTATTCCTATATCAACGAAAAATGGAAAAATTCTACCGACAGGTGTCCGCGAAGCAGAGAGAATTGGTCTGGAGGTAATTACTGATGTCGCGTCTTATGAGGAGATGCATCTATTTACACAAAAGATGTCACTCTTCCTCCGCAATACACCACAGACGCCGCGCGCATCTATTCATTTTCATGTAGATGTGTCAGATCAATCCTGGAGGTATGTTCAAAATCTTCTAGCGTGGTGTTATTATCTGGAAGCGATTTTGTATCGATGTTCTTCGGCTGGCCGCGTGCATCGAGGAGCACGTACAAGTCGCGGCTCACCGGTTGATTATATGTATTGCCGTCCACTGTCTGCGAGTATTTGTATTAACAGGAGACCATTAGTAGATATTGATCGACTCCTAAGAGCTAATAGCGCGAGTGAATTTCTTGCTTCGTGGGGTCGTCTGGATATGTTCTTTCTATCCGAGCAGCGTATGCCACATTATGTTCCGCACAGACTTATGGGCGTGAATTTATATTCTGTACTGCGCCAAGGATCGTTTGAATGGCGCCTATTCGACGGCGTGTATGATAAAATGAATCATTTCTTTCAGCTTATTTGTGCTGTTCATAATATTGCACAGCATCGCCGTCCACAGGATATTTTTAAATCCCCTTTTCTCTTGGGATCAAAACCCGAGATTAATGTATCTGAAATCTCAGATATATTGGGTGTAGATTTGAGATCAATTTGGGGTTCAGATTGGCAACCTGGTGTTGTTGATATTTATAGACAGAGTCATTACAGCGGTAGTTGGAACTCACCACTGATTTCGGAACGTCCAGTGGTGAGGGTGTCTGATAATTATAATCATAAGGATGACGATACTGATGATTTTTCCCTGTACCGATCATCAAAAAAGGCTACACCGCCGGTTCGAGAATCTTCCGCTGCGTCGAACCCGATATCTGAAATATTTAATCTCCCATCTAATTTTTTGGTTTCTGGTGCGGTGATCGTACCAGAACTTCGAGAGAATCAGACATTACAAAATCAATACACAGTATCTCATTCTTTAGAAATGTATGGACATGATCTTGGACTTACTGATACATCTCAGCTCAGTAGCTATGACGAAGATGAAGCTTATTTTGAGGAGGATGAGGATGTGTAGACTATGCGCCGTGTTAGGCAGCATTCCACTAGGAACAAAAACCGCGATCATGGATTACGCCATGATTCTTGGTGCGTCGGAGAACAATGTTCATGGATATGGTGCATGGACCAGTGATCTGATTAATAAATGTTCTGGCTCATACCTAGAATCAAACTTGGAATCGTTTTGGGATGTGTTTGTTGAGGGAAGCAGAGACACATATTCGCTCTGCTCGCATGTAAGAAGTGCGAGTTATAATACTGGTAAAACAGTTCTAGAAGCACATCCATACCAATTTAAATCGGATCTTGGAGGATTAGTAATGGCGCATAACGGTACCTTTTACGGAACAAAGGCTACCGATAGAGCAACAGATGTGCCTGATACTGATAGTTATCGAGCATTTCAGGATTTATTCGCGTTGCTTAGTCAGAGGAGTGAAATCAATTCCGACGTTTTCCAGGAATGGTTAGGTCGATATACTACTGGATCAACATTTAGTACTCTGATCACGGATCAAGTATCGGGTGATGTTTGGGCTCTGCGTGGGCCGGAAAAGCCATTAAATATTTTGCCAATTGGCGATGACGGATGGTTTATTAACACATCTACAAAAATTGTGACGCGTGTATCACAACTACTACAGATGCATTACGGCATCTCGTGCGGCGCGATGATTGAGCTTGGTGTTGGAGATGTGCTGCGATTTAGACCGGGACAAGCCGAGCCAGATAGTTATCGTGTCGATATCATTCTGAATCCATACTATCACGAAAAAAAAGAGCCCGCGCTGCAGCGCCCCGCCACACCGAGCAGCGCGGGATGGAGGCCAGATTCTGCTGGCACTGTGGCAGTGATGTTTGGTACGGACGATGGTGCCAGAACTGCGGAGCCAATCGAGATGGCCCAGGAGATGAATGGGACATCGACGAATGGGACAGTATACAAAGGTATTGGGAAGCCAGAGCAACAATTGATGTTACTCCCGGCACCAGCGACACCTGTAATATCGGCACCGAAGAGCAATCAGACAACGAAGATCACGCTGGTGGATGGCCGGGAGATAGACGTATTAGTAAACGGGAACGCAAGCGACGCGCGCGACAGGAGCGTGAGCGCAATAGGACGTTACAATAATAAATATTCTGGTATGCATGTGGTTAAGCACAATGGTCCATATATTGGTCTCCACACATATCAAAATGTGTGGCGCAGACTGAATAAAGTATTTCGTCCAATGTGTAATGAATTACTTATGTTTGAAACGTGGTACAATCTTAATGGACATGAGATCGAATTATTTCCCTCGTGGCGCAGTATATTTGATTCAATTACATCCGTGTCGGTGGCAGAGTTTGATGAACAGCTAAATCTTGATAAATTGCAAGCTCTGGAACCGGACAAAGAGATTCTCATCTTATCACCCGCTGCTCGACGCGTGGTAAATGTGTTTCAGAGTACTGTGAGGAAGAACAGACTTGATTTTCATATTAAATGGCTGGGGTGCCGTCCAATTTGGCATCAGCCTGTTTGGGTAGACAACAAACACACTAATTTTGATATCACTATTAATAAGCTTGTGTCATTGTTACAACAATGCAAGCAACAAGATGCGAAATCCAGGGAGTTGACGTTAGTTTAATGATGTAAATATCGTTTGACAATTACTTGACAATTACTTGACAATCACTTGCATCACATGTATATCTGTGGTATACTATAGGCAAGTCAAAATCTTTCACAATTGTGGTGCGTTTCAACCACAGGGGGATAGCAATGATTGATGGACCAACAACTCTAGGTACAGATCCTGAATTTTTTGTCCTGGCTCGCGCGGTGAACAAAGCTGTGAGATTTCCAGTAGAGTGTCCTACATATCTCCCAGCATACTACGCGCTCGGTTGTGATGATAGATTGCATTACCTATTGTCACATGGTTATCTAGAGGGTGATGGCCTCGCCCTCGAATTTACAGTAACGCCAACGAATGATCCGAAGGCACTTTCTAGCCGTGTGTGGGTAAATCTGCACGATGCCCGCAATATTGTGTGTTCTAAGTTACCAGATTTTGATGTTGTCCTCTCCGCAGCGCCAAGAGTGCCTGTACATCCTTGGTTTGTGCAGGATCTTCCAGTCAATCGTTTTCCTCGCGACGCGGCTAATAAGTTCTCACTTCAGGCGTTTGGTTGCCGACCCGATGTATCTGTTTATGGTGACGAGGCTGAGAGACCAGAGGCATCAACATACCTATACAGAACGGGCGGAGGACATATCCATTTCGGCAATATCCGTAATCTAATTATTGAGCGTCCTATGCGACAGCTGTTTGTCGCGTTTCTCGATCGCATTATCGGATGTTTTTCTACTTGGATTGATGCTTCAGCAGAGGCTCGTGAGCGCAAAGCACTTTATGGCAAGGCCGGATGGATTCGTTGTGAGGAGCCAAGTAATGGCCGTCTGGAATATCGTACTCCCCCAAACGCAGTGTTGTTAACGTCGCCGGAGATGACAACTGCAGTGTTTACAGCTGCACAAGCTGTGGCTAATTATATTCAACAGCTACCAGCAGATAATCGACGCGACTATCTGCTGGACTTATTAGGCAATGTTCCTGTAATACTTGAGTGTCAACGCGCGATTAACGATCACGATTCTAATCGTTGTCTTTCGTTTTTGCGAGATATGATCCAGGCAGTTGATCATAATGGATTATCTGCATCGATTTCTGCACTGCTTAATTTTTCACAGATGTCAAATGAATCAAACAATCGCGTGATTGCGATTTAGGAGGGATTGTGATTACATTAAACTCAGCAGACCGAAGCGCGATAGAATCGCGCGTTAAGCAGTTTGTTAGATATTTCGCAATCAGTAAAGACATGACATCTCTAGAAAAAAAGTACTTCTCACTACGCGTTCCGCTTGAACAGGCCTGGTATGTGAGCCGCGTGAACAACGAAGATTATGTTACGCGAGATCATGATTTTACAGTATATAGCGAAGAGCAGATGAGGAATTTTGTAGCTGGAAGCAGTTTCCCGCGCGATGTTATTACTATTTATATGCGCTTTATCTGTTCATTGCCCGATTCAGATGTATCTGCACTAGAGGCTAGTGAGTGGAAGATCATTAATCCCGTGGTAATGTCTCAATGGTTTACTAGATCGATTAGTGGATCGGTGCGGCAGTTCATACGTAATCAGATTCCAGTTATTGGACGATCTGATCTAGGCAATTCTGTTAACACGATCAATAGAATCATGAGCGGTAATGTTGGCGTAATGCGCCAGGGTTCTTTGTCAGAGTTAATTGATTTTGTTGAGAGTCGGTTAAGTGACTTGAATGCTTATTGCCACAACTGTTCCTTGAAAGCCATCCCGCCGCAGATTGGTGTTTGCAGCATCTGCGGATATGTACAATCGCAGCCCCAGCCCCAGCAGAAAAAGAGAGGTGTTTAATGGGATTCCGATGTTGTGCCTGCAAAGCAGTGCTCACTGAAATAACTGTCAGGGCATGGACAGTATACAGTGAGCAAACTGTATCGATCGATCCAATGACGCATATTATTCGCGCAGTTAGCCCGGCGGTATGTCGGGCGGTGGTTAAGCCAGGAATGGAAATAGAGCGCACAAATAAATCTGCGACATGGGTTTGCTCGAATTGTAAACACAGCGGCCCGCCTTCTGACTATACTCCTGTACTAATGTGCGCTATTACCGGAGAAGCCGACGCGCAGTACACAATAAAGGTTCCATGGGGCAACGTACCTGTCTATAGCAGCGAGATGTCGGATGTTGCACAAAATCGGCTTTCCCGGTTGCCATTATTCATTAATACCGGTGGTTATTCATTTTAATTCTTACCACAAGACGAAGCAGCAAAAAGGAGTTAAGCATGTGCAGATTAGCGGCCATCACAAATGGCGGTATGAATCCAGATCTACGAAGGATGTTTGCAGCGCTGATGCTAACTGGCGCCGAGACGGAGGGTAACAATGATGGATACGGAATCTCTGATGGTAATATGGTTTGGAAAACATCGAGAACAGTGGACGATACGGGATATAATCCGCTGTCCCGACTAGATCATAATTCTAGCTGGTTGCTGCATACACGTGCAGCGTCGCGTGGATTGCGTAATGATGATCATGTTGATAACCATCCATATATTATGACAGATTCCAACGGTCATTGGATGTTTGTCGGAGCGCACAACGGCTTTGTGCGTTCTGATCATTTCACACATGATACTCTGCTTGATACCGAACCTAAAACAGATAGTTATCAGGCAATGCTACTTTTGCGATATATTATGTTGCATTCTGGATCTCCAATTATTACTGATAGTATTATTCATACCTGGATTAATCAATTTGAATCAACAAGTGAATTCTCGTTTATGTTACAGGATCGCCGTGGACTTATTGTAATACGCGGCAATCGTCCAATGTATCGTGTGAATATTAATGGAACTTGGTTATTCAACACAAGCGCTAATATTCTTATGAACGCGCTGACTTTTGCTGACACAACAAATGTCTGGAATTATTATAATCTAGAAAGATTTTCCCCAGATACGCGGAAGAAGAATGATTTGATGATAGATGCCATTGGGGAGTTTACTATCGTCCGTATTGCTGGGAATCGTCTCGACAATAGTCCTTGGCGCCCTGTTATGAAGCATCCATCACCTGTTTCGACATTTTCGTTTTTTCATCGAGAAGAAGAATGGTCATCTAATGAATAATGTAATAAACGATTTAATTATAGTGTTGTTGATTATGTCATTAATTTCTTGGTCTGGATGGCTAGTAACACACATTACACTACACAATCTGAGTAAGCATCATAATCAATTAATTGAAAAATCGTTGCAGGATCATGGTGTTTTAACCGAACAGCAATCTCGCATTATTTATCTGGAGGCGCAAGTAGCCCTGTATCGACAGATTCTACATCAATATTTCGGATACAAGGAGGAGAATAATGTGCCCGCCAGAAATAAGCAGTTCAGAAACAGACAATGATTTACCGCGTGATGATCTAACCATACCAATTCTTCTGGATTATATTACAATTTCGCGGCTACAACCGGAGGGGGAAAAGCGCCGATGGCGTCTAATATATATTGATCCTATTACACGCGAGATACAAAGTGTTATTGTGGTTAAATTCCCTACAGGCGCGGGTGGATCTGTTAATCGTGTGGTGGTCCGGGATACTGATTATCCGACAAGTGTTTTACCGCGCTTTGTCGAGCGCGAGTTGCTTCGTAAATTTGTAATCATTGAGAGCGCGCTATGAGCTTTGTGGACTAATAGGAGAAGTTTTATGAAGCAGAAGTTTGTTCGGCGTGTGGGTAAATATCTGAAGCTTATTCGATTTTATCAATTTTAATCCGCATAGCGTCAGTAAATATGTGCTGATAAATATGTATTGACAAACATAACTTAATGTGTTATACTTTGAAATGTTACAAAGAAGAAGGTAGGGGATGCGATCACAGCAGATTGCGTGTGAATTCAAAACACACGATCGGGTGCGCTGCGAGCAAGGAGACTATGCTGGACAAACCGGCATAGTAGTTCGCATTGGTACCGCCGGTCCATTAACATATGTTCATGTGCGGTTAGACGGAATGTCAACACCAATCACGTTTGTCGCGGAGCGTAATGAGCTTCGCAAAGACACTGGTAGTGTTCCTAAAGCAGAGATTCCATCTATTGATATAGATGGCGGCTATGAAGAGAAATCAGTTGATGTAGACACAACGTCACTTGACGATTTGAGGTCAGCGATTTCCACTAGCCGTAAGCGCGGTCGCCCACCAGGCAGTAAAAATAAGAAAACATCTGTTCCGACATCTACTCCAGAGTCTGCTCCGTCATCTGCTCAAGGACAGATTGATGGTGTTACGAAGACGAGTAAAACGTTAATTCCTGAATCGGGGTTGATTCAATCAGATACAACGCGAACGGTTAATGATCAATCGGATTTCGATTGGTCAAACATTTTTTAGAGGAGGCAAGAAATGGCGAGTCGTCTACAATGGCTCATTTGTGATCGCGGTACTTATGTTGATCATTTGATGGCGGAGGCATGCCGGGATCTGGAAAATATCCTCCTTTCAGCACCAGCGGTAGTTGAAAAGCCGCCGGTTAAGTATTCATATTCTGCCGATGAGCGAGGACTTTACGTTAGATTCCGCTGTGATTTCGGTCCAGATATTGCCGAATTTGAAATGCATGAAATCGGAAACACAGACAGTGTTGTATTGTTTTGTAATGTGTTTACCGGCACACCGCGCGGTGGAAAAAATCTCAGGAATATCGGTATTGGTCAACTAATGCATAAACTTCGCCTGCGTCTGGCGCGTGATGCTGGGTATTCGTTTGCTCAGTGTTTCGTACATGAGGCAAATCATGTACAACATCATATTCTGGAAAAATTTGGATGGGCAAAATTTGCAGTTTTCCCCGTCTCTATTTTTAATTATAACATTGGATTATGGGGTAAAACATTGAATGAGTAAATAAACTCATAAAGAGGAGGCATATCGTGGCTGACAATAATCAGCAGAACCAGCAGAATCAGACTAACACTCAGAACAGTGATAATAATAATCGTAGAAAGAATACTTCTGTTCAGAAGCCGTGGTATGCCTCCTCAAATATTGGTGCTGCTCTTTTATGGATAACGCAATCTTCACTTAATGCTTTAGCGATCTCGGCAGGGATTCAGTGGTTAAATAATGCACCTCTGTCAAACATGTCATATGCATTAGTTATGATCATTGCTATGATTTTACAATTTGTGCTCACGACAAGTGTGCGCAAAGTGCGAAGCAACGCCCTGCGTTATGAGATGCATAAACTAGATAAGCGGTTAGATTTTTTTGGTCTTTTATACGCAGGAATTGCTCTGGGATGGTTTAAAGAGACTGGATATGTGGTCGATTTCTTATCGGCTACTGTTAACGCCAGGCTTATTGTAGAGGTGCTAATCTGCTATTGGGTGCATAATATTTTAGCCAATGTTACTCCAGAGCTGTTAGATAGCAATACATAGGGGAGGCTATGTCAGACATTATCATTATACGAGACTCAGGAGATGGTTATGATGCCGATACATATCGTGGGTACGACGATGATATTGTTGTTATTCCAAACCATAACATTGTGTTGATGGTGGATGGTCGTTATAATAAATACCACGATTGGGTCAACAGTATTTTTGCCTATCGATTGTCGTCAGATAAGATACAAGAGTTTTTATCCAAAACGACACTTAATGCTGTTCAAAGACGGTTATATGTTCGGCTGAATGGTATTGATTGCACACAAGATTTCTTGCGTGGGTAATTTTGTAAAGTTGCATTATGTGTGTAACTGTGGTACAGTTATATTGTTACGCATTGATCAACGCATCGCCCGGTCGATACGGTCGATACGGGCGATTTAGGCCAGGGTGGCGAAATGGCAGACGCAACAGTCTTAAAAACTGCTGGGGGCAACCCCGTACGGGTTCGAGTCCCGTCCCTGGTACCAAAATATCAAGAGTCGCATAAGGAGAACTCATTGTGATGATTATCGAGTTCATGGCAAAAAATCATGATACATGTCTTAATTTTATTGCTCATTGGCGCGTTAGCGATAATGTATCGTTACCAGATCTTGTACAGCGATACAAAGATACACATGATCTGTACGCTATTAGTGCTGATGGAGACGAATTGCAAGCAGTGTGGCATCGTGTTTGGTTATTTTGTGATGCGAATGCCATAGAAGTAATACAAAAAACTCGCGAAGGGCAATCGCTTTTCGTGCAGAGTTGGTCTGGTAACATTGCAAAGTTTATTGCAATGAAATTGTTCGCTGTTCCTGTTTCAAAGATAAGGATGTAAAAATGGTTTATAAGAATTATCAGCAAGCCTATGACGCGGTAGAAGTAACCGATGCGTTACGTATTAAACACCCGCGCGGTTTTATGCCCATATACCTTGACAGTATTTATGAGGATATGACAATTGATACGCTACAAGACGTGATTAATCGAGTTCGCGCTCGCGCCGTTCGTGATCGGATTGAACGAATTCATGTAACAATTGAATGTCATGTTGACGCAGAAGGATATCCGCGTGAGGATCGATCTGCTGCATTAGAGGGATATGTTCCTGAAAGTGATGCCCAATGGGAAGCCCGCCTTCGTAATATATTGGCGTATGATATTTGGAACAAAGGTAGGCGTCGTGAGGATTATGAGCGTTTGAAACAGGAGTTCGAGAATGAGCAATCTGAGTAAAGATCTCGATTATTTGCGCAAACAACATCCAAGAAATATTGTGACTGTAATGCTATATCCAGCAACACCGTATGGGATGGATTTTGACAAGCTTGTTCAAGATATTTCTGAGATTCAGAAGAGGGCAAAATCTGAAAGGATTGAACGTATTTGCGTTAGATTGGATTATGAGGAAGGATATTACCGAGAGATCACTCCTCGCTTTTATATTCAGGGAACTCGTCCAGAGACAGATGAGGAATGGGATATTCGTCTCTCGGAAATTGCGCGACGAGCTGCCGAAACTGCTGCCGATAAAGAGGCAAAGGAATTGGCGCTATATGAGCGGCTGAAAAAGAAATATGAGGGTCCTACAAATAAGCTTTAATTTCGATTTTATTAGGAGGCTCAATGGAACATATCACTCATGAAGTTAAATGCATCGTTGAAGATATTCGATCAATCATTGATGAGATTGGTGAACCGAAAGGAGAGCAGGCTTTTTGTTATTGGATTTGCGCAAATAATCTTCTCAATATTCTTTTAGTTTGTGATACAATGGATCATAAATCTGTTAATGCTGTTTTATCGAGAGCAGCTCGGGTTCGGCAAGGAGCAATGTCATCCTACACAACCGAGTATTGGTTTCACGTAGTAATATCTACTTACTGGGATCGCAAATATTAAGCACGCGTAGCCACATGAGTAATATACGGAAGGAATGTAAATGGCAGAAGAAATCGTTGTATTTGATAAAATGCTTGACCAGGTTATTACAGTAATTCTTAAACAAAGAGATAATGAAGAGCTTATTTTTGTGACTGGGAACGGTTTTCATCGTTTTTACCACGACCAGAGTTGTTGCGAGCATGTGATGATTGACGATATTGTAGGAGATTTAAAGAATCTCATCGGCGTGCCTTTGCTTCAAGCAGAAAGTTTCACTCGTGTCTCACACGTAACGTACACATTTTACACTTTCTCAACAGTACGCGGTACTGTTACAGTAAAATGGATTGGTGAATCAAATGGATATTATTCCGAGGAAGTTGATTATATGTATTTAGAAGAGTTAGTACCCTATCTTCTGGAAACACGTAGATGGGTATATAACAAAGATAAAACACCTAACTGGGAAATTGATCCTACGATACAAAGATTTATTGCAGTAGCTGGACATTTTGACCATCCATTCGTGGAATCATCTGAGGAGGATTGGAATGCAAGAGTCCTTATTTAATATGCTGTGGGCAAATGATATATTTCGTGTACTTGTATTCGTATTTGTTGTTCTGTACATCATTAAGGGTTGCTTCTATGCATATGGCACAAGTTTGATGCTCGATCTCAGTGTACTCCAATATCTTTATTATATTTTGTTATGGCCTGTTGACGTGATTGATGGTTTTGTTAAAAGTCTCCTAGCCTGGAAAGACGACACCGAATTATAAGATCGTGGTCGCCCACTGCGCAAGAGGATTACCGCTCACATGAATTTCGGCTGGATGCGGCCAGTGGGTAAAATGGATATCGATATAAATAAAGATTGGCTGATTTTACCGGCTGGTTATAAAACCGCTTGACAAATATGGTACACTGTGTTACAATTTAGTTGTGTTTTTGTTACGTTTTTATTTTTCAATACGGGCGTAGCTCAGAGGTGAGAGCGGCTGTCTTATATACAGCGCGTCGGGGGTTCGAGTCCCTCCGCCCGTACCATTGGGAATCGTAACATCATTGGTAGATGTAGTGCGGCGATAGCGCACGGAGACGGTTCGATTCCGTCCTCATTCCCAAGTGCGGATGTACTTAATTCGTAGTCTGACGTACACCGTGAAATTATAATGACTGTGGGTAGCTCTGCAGCCTTAAAACTTGCCTTTTACCGTAAGGTGTTGCCTGTAAGCGCAAGTAAAGCAGAGAGACAGGCATACACAATATCTAATATTGTGGGGCGCGATCTGGAAGATCCGGCCTTACGCCAGGGCCATATATGCCGTCTTCGTGGACGGCAGAGCGGTTCAATTCCGCTGCGCTCCATTATCACAGCCATAGTTTAATTAGTAAAAACGGCGGCTTTTATAAGCCGATAAAGCGGGGAATGCACACTCCGAAATACTGTTGTAGGTGCAAATCCTACTGGCTGTGGCTAATTTATTCCTTACCGACCAGAGAATTGTCTTTACCGCGTCGTACACAATTCGCCTACAATGTTGTAGCTGGTCGGTCCTTTTTAATGTGCATCTTTGGTGTAATGGCAACATGCCTGCCTTCCAAGCAGGTGTTGCGAGTTCGAGTCTCGCAAGATGCATTTAGCTATTGCACGCCTGTGGCGCAATGGTAGCGCAGCGGCCTTTTAAGCCGAGTGTTGCAGGTTCGACTCCTGTCAGGCGTACCAGTAGTCCTACCGATCGAATGGATTATAGGGCCTGATCAGCCCTTGCAAGGCAAGGAAAGTAAACGGAGAATGGGCAAATCTGGTGTATACTAAGATTGGATACCTCACCGGCCTTGCAAAATTGAATGGGGGTAATCTTTTATGTGTTTAGATTGGGTTACTGATGGGTCTTTACCTAAACCTACAGATGGTGAAACAGTATCTGTTACTGTTCTTCTTGAGTTAAGAATATATACGCCACGTGGATGGAAGAAAATATTTGATGTGGGTATGTATTATTACAAACTGCAGTCTTGGCGCACATATAATCAGTTTATACCTACAAAAAATGTCGTTCGTTGGACTTATATAGAGCAGCGGTGATTTCAGGATTATCGAATGATAATCAATAGATAAACATCAATGAGGAGAGAACCATGGATGACGATTTTGTGATTTAGCTTTGGTAGCAATAGCAGTTGCGAGATTTGTTTACTCGCCATATTCCTGTGTTGGTGAAGATACTATGCGCGCAGCATTATACTCTAATGATATTCATTTGCGACATCACTACGATCGCGCTGGATACGTTGTCCGTATTACAGGTCAAGAACTTGATCAGGAGGGTTAAATGGATCGATCAATCAAAGAACGATGGATCGCGGCGTTGTGCAGTGGAAATTATGCACAAACACGCGGCTGGCTCTGTGTAGAGGATTCCGATGGTAACAGATCATTTTGTGCAGTGGGTGTGTTGTGTGATTTATACATAAAAGATCACAAGGATTCTTCTTGGTGTAGACCAAATCCGCGTTTTGATCAAATGTGTTTTTCAGCATCATCTCAAATTGGTTTTGCGGTAGCTCCGTCAGTAGTGTGTAACTGGGCTAATGTGAGTTTGGAAGATTTAGCGCAGGTTGATCTCCGCAATGATATTGGAGATCCTTATGAAATAGATCGCAGGCCATATTCTTTTCTGGAGATCGCAGACTATATCCAATATAATTTCTAGGAGTATGTGCGATGCTCAACCTACGACGCACTCTTTCTGAAGTTCATATGTTTCGTCGCCTTCCCTCCATGTCACGTACACTGCTTAATACAGTGTATCATGACTCATTCGGTAGGAGATGGGGGACTGTACACAATATTATTGTCAACAACGAGTATAGATCGATGGACGACGACATTTTTAAGGAGTTTTACAGATGGCTGATACAAAATATGACCCCGACCACATAGTAGCTCCTACAAGGGAGCTAAAATTGTTTTTGTTCTACTGCTATGATCTTGATGAGGCTGGTTTTACTTCTGATTATACTCTGGTTTATATCTTTGCTGAAAACGAAGCCGACGCGTTAGAAATATTCCGTAACGATGGGTTCACAAGCCCGGCGATGAGACATTATCGCTGTCTCGCAGCGTGTGAACGCGGTATAGCTTATATTGACAATACTATTGATTATTAACTATCGCGAATGATGTACGTAGTAAATTTGCATAATAATTTAATACCGTTTATAATATTGTTGTTAAATCAGGGGAAACGAGTGCGGGGGAAGATGCGGTAGATGTGGATGAAAGAACAGAAAAAGAATGGAAAAAGTGATTTTTAGATTGTTCATCTTTATATATATTCTCATTGTTTTTAGAATCATCAACTAAACTGTGGGGAGGATAAAATATGGTAAAGTTTTTACACTCTCTCAGCAAGGATGTTATAGGAATTGCTGCGATTGTTACATTTATTTTTGGCGTTGTGTCTGTAATCAGTACATGGCGGGGATGGACGGGATGGCGTAATTTAATTCATATCAGTGGATGGATTTCTATTATTCTTAGCATCATTCTTTCGATGGTTTGGTATGATCTATTGTTATTGGGTCGCTAGAATAGTTGATGGCTTACACGAGTTGAAAATCGTGTAAAACTGTGTTACACTATGTATAGGACGGAAACTAGAGGAGTTTTACAATGAATTTTATCAGATGGTTGTGGGAAAAGTGGGATAATTGGTGCGCTGGCCGGGCCTGGGAGCGTGAGGCACGTCGTCTACACGAGCGTGAAACAAGGCCACGTGAGCCAGGCTCTGGTCCATATCTACCAGTAATTGTAATGTGCTTGGATTGTCGTTGTCGTTATAGTTATACAGGTGTTGAGGCTTGTCCAATATGTGGAAGTAACGCTCATGCCGGGAGGATTGGTGAACCGAACCCGAATTATGATCCTGGCACAGAGGATTAGGTACAGAGGATTAAACAATCGATATTCCCGAAAAGGAGGAGATTAAATATGGCAGCATATTTGACTAAAATTGTCTTGCTGATCAGCTCGATAATTGGCGCAAGCTTCACCATTGCATCTATGATGTGGTTTGTGAAAGAGATGCTGCCATATTTTGCTTTTGACATAGCCGGTGTGTTTGCACTGGTATTTTTAACCGCCGGTCTCGGCGCAGGTACTATACTTGTGCATTGTTTTCTCTCCTTTATTGAAGATTTAATGTACAAGAAATGTGAAGATGATTAAATACGTTGTTTATCGATCTTAGTGAAATTTTTCATAGAACATAAGGAGTTTTTCACAATGCGCATCTGCACCTTCATTGCTCTGAATGAAGATGATAGAAGTGTTTTTCAGACCGATTTGGATTCTATTGATGAAATTGTTTTATGGTATTTGGGGGAATATTACGCAGGCAGACGAGAATTCAGAGACGTTGTTGTTGAATACGATGGAAATGAGTGTTATTGGATTGTAACCTGGACTGTTACAGACACTAATGGCTATTATAGTATGCATTTGTACGAAATTGATCTCGCGTTGAATAAAGTGTGTACTCTTTAGACATGTATTCTTTTAGGATAAGCGATTGAGAATTTGGAGAAGCAATGAGCCACATATTATCATTGATCATTGGTGATGAATCTGATGATGGTCATGGTAAGAGAGATACATATGTTATTGAATCGAACCTTAGTCGAGAAGAAATCCAGGCTGCGTACACCCGTGCGCTATCTGAGTTTGACGCGGGATGTTTAACTACTGTTGCTGAGGATTATGAAGATTGCAGTCTTTCCGCCACACAGCTGTTTGCGATGCGGCGCATCGGATACCGCGTACAGAATATGTATTGGTGGCAAGAGTTCAAGGAGGATTGGGGGCGTGGTCAAACACCATTCATTACAGCTGATGAATTTGTAGATTTATTTTTAACCATTGTTCGAGCTGGCGATTCAAATTTTGTGTACAAACGATTGTCAAGCGCGGATACAGAACTATTTATCGGCGGCTATGGCTTGTTCGCATAATCGCTACTCGTGACAAGGAGAAAACTATGGCATTTGTGCTACAACATAACGCTACGATGCTTTATTGGAATGGTCGTATGGAATGGAGCAGAAGTCCGCGTGTATTTACATCGATTAAGAATTTGAAAATGTCAGTAAATCGATGTATTAAAGATATTCTATGGCGACAATCTGACATGTATGAGCCGTATCCACCATTTACACACGGTGCTGTGTTTCGCCATTCCTTTGCGACATATAATGGTTATACACCCTCCGATGAGGAACGTCAGGCGTCACGTGAAGCATTCCGTGCATACGAGCAGGCTTGCCGTGTGGTGCGTGCGAAACGTGATGAGTATATCGCGCGGCAAGACATAAACACAATCATGGTAGATGAATTTCCGCAAAGTATTAATGCCACAATTTTTACTATTGAAAATGATACTCGTTTTTACCCTCAATAATGAATATTGGTTTACCTGCGTAATTAATGAATTGTAACCCATTGTGCTACATAGTAGCACAATTGTATGTGCCTGTAGCTCAGTGGATAGAGCACCCGCCTTCTAAGCGGATGGTCAGGGGTTCAAGTCCCTTCAGGCACGCCACTGCAATTCAATGCGATGCCTATATTAGGAGATCGTTTGATATGTTTAAGACAAAGAAACAACGAGAAATCTTTGCGGAAAAATGCCGGATTGCGCGGAAGATTTTGCGGCGTATCAGAAAACAGGGAGGCATTATCTACGGGATAGATAAACAGGAGATGCCAATTTTTCCTTACCGCAAAAACAGAAAGATGCGTCCATATGGAGTTCGATGGGCAGATCAGGGATGCTGTCCCGGCCACGATAAATATCCGCGCGACAGATATAGAAATACTAATGCGCGCACTCGTCACATTAGCCAAAGACATCGCAAAGGCAGCGCGCGCGGTTTGGCAAAGCGCATTATCAGAGAAGAATTGGTTGAGATGCGAATCACACAATTGGAAGGAGCATAGTTACTATGCCTAGTAGATTTGATGAAGATATTGAAACGGTTACGAATGATTACGGAAGTGATAATGTTGATCCAATAGGTGATCTATTTAATTTTGTTCGGGTTTTTCTTCTGGCTATTCCGATTCTACTAATCTATTTTTGTTGTAATTTAGAGTTTTTCAAAGCGTTGTTAAGCAATCGCTGATTCTCCGTAAAAGTTTTTGGGTTGTGAAATTTTACTCAGTTCGTTGAAAGGATGTATATGATTTTATTTAGTTTATTTAACAAGTTTGTAGCAGGATTAATGATCGTTAAAATGCTGTCCGCTCCAGAGATTCCGCTGCCTCCAGATATGGTACCATTCAACAGCGGCTACGCCGCACATTATGGCGTAGGCGTTATGGAGCGCGTTTCTCAATATCGTGGAATGCCGATTGTCGATTGCATGATTGTGGAGCGCACAAGTTCACTTGACCAGTGGTACTATGTTGAAGCAGTAAAAACTGGACATTACGAATTGTGCAGGACTACGGATGTTGTACAGGATCGTCACCAGGAGTTGCATATTCGACAGAATGTTCAGATTGAATTTGGATGGGAATCCGCGAAAAGATTTTGCAATCTTGACTACCCTGCACAAGAGCCACCCCGAGAATGTCCTGTCAATGTGTATACGCAGGAAGAGTTTGTACGTGCGCAACAGGAACAATTGCACAATGTAATTGCACAACATATATCTGAGGGGCACAGTAATAGATTTTTTATCACATCGGATAGTGGGGCGAATAATGCGTTTAGTGTGTCCGACAGTGCGTTCGATTCAGTAGCGGGGAAACTAGCATCCCGTGGAGATATGTAAATGCACAATGAGATTCATCTTCGCATATGGACACGTGATCCGAAAGAGCGCAGAAGTGCTTGTAATCTGTCGTGGAAACGCGGTGATAAGGTTTTCCCACGTGCATCAAGTGATGTCTCTCTTGTGACATGTAACGCGTGTAAAATGTTATTTAAGAATTGGAGTCCGACTGTTGAGGGAGAATATTCTCAAAACAATCTACCTCTCACCGCGTACAAGGCGGGGCAAGAATAAAATTCATGAACACGGCAGGAGATGGAGAATAATTGATTTTAGAGAGAGTGTTCAATGCTTTAGCGGCTCGCCCGCGTATTTGATTGAATCATTATCTGATCAAGATGTGAGATGGGTAGAACTGGATGGAAAGCCAGACTATTACATAGAGTATGAGCAATGTAATCAATGCACGTGATGTTCGTTTATTTGATTACGCGATGCGTATTGCTGCACAATCATTACACAACCAAAAGCACGGCGTTGTGATCGCGCAAGGCGACAGAATTCTTGTTACGGCAAACAATGCTCTTAAAACACATCCAGCACATGTACGATTAATAGGAAGATCATTACTCAGTGTACACGCCGAGCATAACGCGATCCGAAAATGTGGTGGTGCGGATCTCAGTGCCGCTACATTATACAGTGCAAAATATAACGGTTTTCTCAGAAGTAAGCCGTGTAAAATGTGTCGCGTCATGATAATTAAGGCAAAGATACGTTATGTTGTTTTCCATGATGGTATTACATTGAGAAAAGAATGGATAGGTAGTGGATATGAGTAATGCCTATAAAACAGCCGTTTGTTTTGACTTTTATAAAGTTATCTATATTTTTGATGAACATGGTGTTTATGTATGTCGATTTTCTTATCAGCGTGATTATGACGCGCGTTATTATTTTAACAATCTCGTGAAAAATCTACAAGCTTTTGATCCTCATATGATATTTTATCATCTGCCGACAGAGCTTTTCTTGGGTGAGATAGATATAGAATTTGAGCCTATTTCCCATTTTGATAGATCAACAATTTTGGAAATAGCACAAAAACACAAGCTCCCATTACCCTCGTCGGATTATAAAATCCGTATCTGTGAATAAAGGAGATACAATGAGATACCGATGGACAATTGAGCTAATCGGGGCACCGTGGGAAGTGACAGGTTATGAAGTACGCGTAAACGGTCGCTTTATGGGTGAGTCGTCTAGCTTTCAAGACGCACGCAAGTTTGCGCGCTGGTGCGTTATACACTTGATGCGGCGACGTAAGCGCGTCTTCAAGCACTACGCGCGCTATCTCGTGCGTCATCGCTGTAAAGTGTGTGGCAGGCGTAGAGCGCCAGGTGTAGGTTATTACTGTGACATCTGCTACCGAATCAAAAGCTTGTTTTATACATAAAACCTGTGATGCAAAATTACATATCGAGGAGATACGTACAATGAGGACCCTAAATTATGATGAACGTGCCACCATTGATATAGCACTAAATATGTATCTGAATCATGGCATAATCTCAAAAGAGGAGTTGCGCGAGATATTGAGATATTTTGATCTATTAATTCCTTCTTGGAAGGAAGAAAAATCTCCCACAGTGAAACACACACGCAATGTGCCATTCAACTGGAGTGTAGGTGATAGATTTCGATGGGCACGTGGACGCATTGGAAAGATTGAGACTCTCAGATGTGCAATGTCTGATATGGTGATTGCAGATGTCAGATGGGAAGATAACGCCAGAGATGTAGAATGTAATTTCCCGATAGTAGGTGGATATTATCACTGTACGAAGCTTTTACCCGATTTTTAATTGTGTTTGACTATAGTTTGTAGCTGTGGTATACTTATGGTGTTAACCAATTACCCGCCCGGTGCCGTATAGCAAGGTAAGGAGTCCCTATAATGGCAACAAACCTTACAGGCCAGCGGTTTGGCCGTCTTGTAGTCCTGAGTCCGTCTACCAAGGTAAACCAATACTGGTTGTGTAAATGCGATTGTGGGGAGATGAAGGAAACCAGCGCGCAATGCCTGCGTGGCGGTAGTACGCGATCTTGTGGTTGTCTGGTGCGCGAGGCTCGTGAGCGTATGCGCAATCGCTTTGAAACACAAAAGGCATTGCGCGCGGCTGTAATTATTCAGGAAACACAGATTGTAACAACTGTTGTGATTACTCCTGTAAAAACGCCTGGCGATGACGTGATGTCCATTGACAGCGGCATGCTCGGCGCCAATACAGCCGCATATGGCGCGGCGATGTTCGCGACACTGGATTATCTCCGGCGTAATGGAATTAAACACGAGACAATGACGCGCGGGCGCGTTGTACTTTCTTACGGCGGTGAGCGACGCCTGATGCAGATCACAGCAGATCGTAGCAGGCTAGGACGCCACACCAGTGGCGTGTATTATGATGCTGAGGTAGGTAAGCTTTTCGTCGAGAACACGCGTTTCCGCATCATGAATTCCCGTAACCCTGGTAGTAAGCTCGACAAAGTGGTTGTGATTGAATCGCTTCTGCAGTTTGATCGATTGAAGGTCGATTAATCTGAGGAATGACTGTATGAAAATCAGTGACTTGGCGGAAATCGATGTAAACAAGTCATCGCTCGATCTCCGCAGCTTACTCGATGACATCCTACATCACGCACTTAGCTCGGTAAGTGTTGAGTCTGGAGCAATTATTCTCGTCAATCATCAGACTCAAGCACTGGAACTACAAGTCTACAAAGGCTATCAGCAATCACCGTTTGGATATGGCGTCTGTGATAGACCGCAGCGTATGGAGCGTGCCATTGCCGGTTTGGTAGCTCGAATAGATCGAATACTTCTATTACGAGATATTGGACCTCGGGCAATGTCGAATATACCAGAGATCCGATCCGAACTTTTTGCACCGATCAGTAACACTGATCGAGTACTGGCAGTGTTGCTACTCAGCAGCCCTTGTTCTGATGCTTTTACCGATAGTGAATTTGCCACCGTTGAGGCGCTCTGTGGCGTGGTAAGTCAGCCACTACTGCGTGCGCTGCGGCATCAATGGTCATGTCGGAAGAACGATAAGGAAAAGAACAATGACAAAACAGAATAAGAAGGTTTCCCGCGCGGAGACCCAGGCAAAAGCAGATAAAGCGGCCCGTGCGAAACAGGCTAGTCTTGCTGCCCAGGAATCACCCGGCAAGGGTAAGAGTAGAACTGAGAAGAAAGTTAATACTGCTGTGTTTGAATGCGCTGCGAAATGTCGCAATCCATTCCAGGATAAGCAGAATGGCGGCGGACGGCGTGTACACAACAGGCGGCAGAAGAAGGGTGAAAGCGCCGCAATTTGGTACTGCACTGGTTGCGGCAACAAGAAGACTATTTAACTATTTTGATGGCACATGGGCGCGGAATCCGCGCCCATTGTCATTTGAGGAAAGAATTAAAAATGGATAAACCCAGAGCAAAAAATCACGAATACTTTGATTACCATGAATGTGCTAAATATATCGAGCAGAAATATAATATTGATCTTGAGGATTCCAATCGCGCGGCGTATGAAGAATGGCATAAAAAACACGATGAGTATCTTGCCGCCAAGCGGGCGGAATTAGGCATTGAAGATGATTGGAAGCCGAATCTGAATGTAAGCTTTGGTAGATGGTCTCCAGAAGAGCGGACATACTGGGAAGAACAAATACACTATGAAAGAAACTTTGGGCGCGAACCGGAGAGGAGCTTTTATCGAGCATTCACTTACGACGGCCCCACGCGCGGATCATATGTCTATTTGACAGACGAAGATCGCAATGATATTGATGAGTGGTATTTGTGGGCATATGATATTGAACAGCTTTTTCGTAAGGAATTCGGTGATAATTTTTCAATTTTATACTGATTTTGTTAGAGAGTAATCCAGGCAGACTGACTAAGTGTTAAAAAAGGGAGTAACGCACAATGCCAATTATGTGTATCCTAATTGGACCACCCGCCTCAGGAAAAACAACATTCCGTAAACAATTGATGGACAGTGGTAATCCTACTGATGGATTTTGGGCATACGTGAATGCTGATGAGCTGCGTTATAAGAATCCAGAATTGCATGAGCGGTATGTTCAGCAGTACATGTTTGATTATGCTGAGGCCGTGCTTGCGGATGGAATTTGGAATATAATCATCGACAACACAAACACCAATCCTCGAACAGTCCAGAGATGGAAGAATCTAGCAGAGAAATATAATTACACTGTAGTAAAGCATGATTTCTGGCACGTGGACTTTGAGACATGTGTCCAGCGAGATGCTAAACGCACACATTCCGTGGGTGCTAGTGTCATTGAGAAGATGTTCAAAGACGCGGGTAAATATCCTGCCCTTCCACCCGGCAGTGAGAAGATCCCAGCAGTTATTTTTGATCTCGACGGTACGTTGTTTGACATTGAACATCGAAAGCATTTCCTTGAGCAATCTCCCAAGAATTGGGATGGTTTCTTTGGGAAGGCAATTTTAGACGATGTGCCAATTGATCCGATTGTCAATCTTTACAATATGTACAATCGGATCAATGATCACACTATCATTCTTGTCTCAGGCCGACGTGCCGAGGCGCGATGGTACACTAAACAAGCTCTGGAAAACGCGGGTATTTATGAATGGGATGGTCATGAAGACTGGGGATATCGATCACTCTTCATGCGCGGGTTTAATGATTTTCGACCTGATCACATTGTAAAAGAAGAGATTTACCGTCGGTGTATTGAGCCGTGGTATGATGTGAAGCTTGTCTTTGACGATCGGGATAGTGTTGTGAATATGTGGCGGTCGCTTGGACTTCGTTGTTGTCAAGTGGCTGCTGGGAACTTTTAGAAGAGGATTGTATGCATCTAGGGTTAACAATTATTGGTATTAAGCTCCTAAAATCAAATCCCGTCATACGCCGCTGTTTAGCGGATTCCAGAGTAAGTATATTCATATCTGGTATTGTCAATATCGCTGATGGATTTATTCAGATTATTAGTTTAGGTCATTGGTGTCCATGTGTCTCGTCTAAATATCTTTGTCTAATGATGGATATCGAGATGTATTTAGCGCGGGAGGAAAAAATTAATGCTCATTCTGATATATGATGCAGTAAAAGGTCACCCGTATCGCGATGGCGAGGTTTTATCTTATGTCCAAAAGCTTTGTGAAGCAGCAGCGGACGTTATTCCATTCGTCATTACATTTAGTACAACAAATATCCTGAGTGCTATACGTCTAGCCGTCCACCAAGGTAAACTATCGTGCAGTGATGTTGAACTTTATTTTTGTGATGCGAACGGTGTTGATCAAAAATTACACATCAACAATAATGGACATCTTAAATATTGGCCCGATGGTTTTTGTGATACTGAGCGCAAGATACGTATGAGTCTACTATTTGGGTCACGGCAAATACCGTAATTTATATTGTCCAGCGATAGATTACACAACATAAGGAGATCTATATGCTTGTCACGATTCAATATCGCGATGTGAGGAAGGTTGAAATTGAGGTCACTGATATGCAAGCCATATTGTGTGTACCTCTCTGGACCGATGTATCAGTAACAGAGTTAATCGCACGTGAAACTCGATACGCGGCTGAAATGTGGCGCAATGGCTACAGTGGTGCAGGTACTGGTAGTGTTACAGGATGTCGCAAAGACGGTAATTATCAATGCAGTGTTCTTATAACTGGTAAAACCGAGAACGGGGGAGGAATTCGATACGTGCGCTCAACATCACCAAATTGGCAGTAAATATTTATATTACAGTTATCACAGATATGGAGGAGAACAATGCGACAGCGACAAGTTCCGTCCACGTATCGTATCTGGCATCCTGAAGAAGGAACATTCGACGGTACTAAAGCACAAATTTCATTGCACTTGAACATAAGTCATCACGCAGTTTTTCTTATGCTTAAAGGTTTGTTAAAGCCGCACGGATGGGAATTTGTAATGCAGCTGACCGAGAGGCGGCCAGTGCGTTATCGTTTTATGCACGAAAACGGTGCTGAATTTATTGGCAATGTGCAAGAAGCTGCGGAGATGTTCCACGTGTCCTCGCGTACCGTACATTCGATTATCCATGGACAGACGAAATCCGGCAATGTCTGTGGATGGTTTCTTATTGAGTGTTTAGATTAAAATGGCAGAAGCAACCATCGTATCCTGTGAAGCTGAAGAGCCGAGAATAATAAATCGTGAAATCTACGTCAAAGTTTATATTTATTGTGATCTCAGGCCAGAATTCTCACATCATGTACTCAGATCCGCGTGGGTGCCTCTGTATAATGCGGATAAACGCGCTGAAATTGTGATTGGTATTTTGCGAGACGAGCTAGTACTGCGTACAATACCGAGAGATGATGTTGCGGCGATTTTAGCGGAACGAATTTCGCTACAAGATAGTTCTATTACAAGATAGGGGACCTAGAATGTACAAAGCATATATTACATCCGTAGTAACACGTCAGCATCCAAATGCAGATCGCATCAAAATCGCGGTGCCTAACAACGATACATTAAGCGCGACGGTTATTGTAAGTCTTGACACACAGGATGGTGATGTAGGAATCTTTTTCCCCTCAGATGGAGAGTTGCATGCAGATTTTCTCACCGCTAACAAGCTTTATCGTGATTTAGGTGGCTATTTTGAGGATAATGGAAGTGTTCGCGCACAGAATTTCAGAGGTGTCCGTAGCACAGGATTTTGGTGCCCATTAAAATATCTCGATTACATTGATGACTGTCAAACTCGTAATCTTACTCAGGGTGAATGGTGCAACGCGGCAGATGATTTTAGCTGGTCTGGATGGCAGCGAGATGACGGGAAATTTTTCCCTATTTTTCGCAAGCGGCATACACTAGCAACCCTGGCAGCCATTGCAGCACGATACAAAGCCGTGCGTGTTACACACCCGATGTTTCCTGATCACGTGAAGAGTCAGCATTTCTTTGCACATTCACGCGCGATTAAGCCTGGTGTGATTGTATTCACTCACAAACTGCATGGCACAAGCGGGCGCTTTGGCAATATTCCATTTGACGCGCCGTTGTTGAACGACGTTAAAAATCGCTTTGTCCGATGGCTACAATCATGTCTAGGAATTGCTAATAATGTTCCGATGGTGTGGAAACACATTATTGGGACTCGCACTCTTATCCTCGGTACTGCAGAGGATGTAATGAAGAACCCATATAATGGATATTATGGGGATAACACATTTCGTGCCAGTTCTCTCCGTGGTATTAAGTTACCAAAAGGAATGATGATTTATTATGAGCTGGTAGGTTATCATAATAGCACAGAATTAATTATGGAGCCGCAACCACTGCATAAATTTCCTAGTCTCAAGCAACGTTATGGCGATACAATGCGATATACGTATGGTTGTGATCCTGGAGAATTAAAACTGTTTGTATATCGCGTCACTCAGGTGGGACCTGATGGTAATGCGTTTGATTTATCATGGTCTCAGATGGTGGCAGCCTGTCGATCACTTGGTTTAACACCTGTGCCGCTCGACACAGTAATGTATTACGACGGAACTGAAGAATCATATCATCGCATGTGTGAGATGGTAAAATATTATACTAATGCTGCGAATGAGTTGGGTAATCATATACGTGAGGGTATTGTATTGCGCTGCGAGTCAAATGACGGCGGCGTTGAATTTATAAAGTCTAAATCTGAAATCTTCTATGAGCTGGAGGGTTTGATCAAGAGCAATGAAGCATATGTTGATCTGGAAGAGGCGTCTTAG